TCACCCTGATCACCTTTTGTACCAGTTGCACCAGTGGGACCAACAGGACCAGTTTCACCCTGAGCACCAGTAGGACCCATAGTACCATCAGCACCTGTTGCACCAGTGGGACCAACAGGACCAGTTTCACCTTTATCACCTTTATCTCCAGTTGCACCAGTAGGACCAACAGGACCTTCAATACCCTGTTCACCCTGTTCACCCTGAGCACCAGTAGGACCAACAGGACCAGTTTCACCATGAATACCCTGAGCACCGGTAGGACCAACATTACCAGTTTCACCCTGAATACCCTGAGCACCGGTAGGACCAACATTACCAGTAGCACCTGTTGCACCAGTAGGACCAACAGGACCAGTTTCACCCTGAATACCCTGAGCACCAGTAGGACCAACAGGACCTACTTCACCCTGAATACCCTGTTCACCCTGAGCACCGGTAGGACCAACAGGACCTAAATTACCAGTAGGACCAACAGGACCTTCAATACCCTGAATACCCTGAGCACCGGTAGGACCAACAGGACCAGTTTCACCCTGATCACCTTTTGGACCTACAGGTAAACCGAAAGTAAAATTAGCTACACCGTGTTCGTCTATTTCAACACCAGCCTCTGCTGTATTGACAGTAGTATATGTCTTGGCAGTTGCAGCTCCAGTGAGTAACTTGACCGGTTTGCCATTCTCGTCAACTTCATAAAGTTTTCCCTGAAATCTAAATATCTTTTCCTGAGACATTAATGGCTACCTCTCTTTCTTTTAGTTTATAATAAATCGAGGTTATCCGTCCCTTCAATACAAAGTCTCACGTTATCAGATAACCTTTTATTATTAGGTTCATATGAAAGAGCCTTGCTTGCATATGCAATACTATCCTTTTTCTTGCCTCCATAATATGTAGCAAGACATAAAAGATCCCAAGGTTCATATGACCAACTTGTATCTCTTTCGAGCCAAGTAAAATGTCTATGGGATTTTCTTAAACCTTCCTTAATGATCAATTCTGCAGCTTCATAATCTTCACATTCAAGATATAATTTGCCGAGATCAAGATAAGGTTCAATATAATCATCACATATATTGATTGACTCTCTGTATGCTAATCTAGCATCATGATATTTTTTCATCTCTTTAAGCGAGTCACCTTTAAAGAGATAACAGCTCGCAACCTCTAAAGAATCACAAAGATGTCTGAAATTCTCAAGAATATAGTCGAGAGTTTCTACAGACTTCTCATATTTTCCTCTATAGAAATACTCATGAGCAAGATAAATCAAACCATAATGATCTGTAGGATCTTCTTTGGCTCTTAATTCCAGTAAAGGAAGATAAGAACCTCTTGATTTGGTTTGATCAGGATAATGATGAAGATGTACATGTTCATCAAATAGATCCAAACACTCAGAATGAGTATAGTTATTTGAGCCAGTTTCTACATTGTAAAGTAGTTCATGAACAGGAGCTCTCCATCTCCATTTTTTGGTATGGAATTTATTATACCTGAAAATTCTTCCATCAGAACCATCTTCTAAATGAGACCAGGTATACTTATATTCTGCTCGTTCATGAACACCATCTATCCATTTTTCACGCAAAATATCAGCCCAACCAGGCTCAAGTAATTCATCTAAATCTGTTGAAACCAATATATTACAATCATCAGGAACGAGATCCATAGCTTCATTACGAGCAACATCGAATCTCCAAGGAATAATTTCCTTTACGACAACTGTAACACCATGGCTTCTCAGTTTATCTACAGTATCATCTGTTGAACCAGTGTCAAGAACGACAATAGAGTCTGCTTCTTTCATTGATTCGTACCAAGTATCAACAAACTTGGATTCATTTTTTGTTATTGCATATACACAAATTCTGTTAGCCATATTATTCCTGCTCCTTTGCTCCAACATAAGATTCATAATAAAACTTAAGATTTGTTTTCAGCCTTTCATTATCAGGATCAAGTTTTAATGCTCGTACACAGTATTCTATTGCAGTCAATGGATCTGATTTTTGATAATAATAAAATAGAGATAATCTATCCTCGACATAACCTGTGTAAAGATAATAATCATCAGTCCAATCGCTGCTGTACGATTTAACTTCTAATGATTTTTCCAGCATTTCAATTGCTTTATCATGATTTCCAATAGTCTCATATATATCAGCATAAGCTTTATACAATCGTCTATTGTTATTAACTTCAACAATATCTCTTGCTCTGTCAAGTACAATCAGTGCTTCATTCGGAGAATCTGTAACCTGAGATAAATTGATACAGATCTGATATTCAATGTCCTTATTATTAGCAAAATTGCAATCAGATAACGCTCTTCTGAATGCTTTCGCTGAATCTTCTTTAGAATATCTTCTATCAAGTTCTATACCAAGATAAATTGCATAATAAGGATCTCTAGGATATTCTTTAACAGCATATTCTAACAGAGTTCTATACAAACTCCTATCCTTATGATTATCGGGATAATGATTAATTACAAAGTCTTCTCTAAACACTACAGGATAATTTTTCTCTTTTCCGTAGTATTCAATACCTTCATGAATAACCTTTGTCCAGATGAAGAATGGATCATTTACATGAACATTTCTAGATTCCCATCTATTAACTTCTCGTCCTTCATCATTATGATCAACAATATAACCACGAACTTCCCAATGTCCTGCTGCTACTTCTTCTCTTACTATATTAGCCCAACCACTCTGAGGAACCTGATCAAGATCAAAAACAACACAGATATCTGTATCATTTGGAATTAATTTCATAGAATCATTACGAGCTCTATCAAATCTAAATATTCCAGATTCCTTAAAGTAATCATACTGTTTAACAGTAACAAAAGGTTCATAAGCTTTCAATTTTTCAAATGTTGAATCTGTAGAACCAGTGTCTAATACAACTACATAATCTGCTTCATCTTTTAGTGCTTCTACCCATCTGTCTACAAACTTTTCTTCGTTTTTACAGATAGCATACACACAAATCTTGAGTCTTTTTTCTTCCATAGTTTTTTCTCCTTTTAATAGCTTTCAGTATAGAAATACCGTATTACTAAGATATGAAATCTATACATTTCTATCTCTAGGAGAAATCAACTTAAATACCTACAAAAGCAAAATCGATAATATGATCCATTTCTTCTGTTACAGTTTCGGTAATAAGCATATTACCAACTTTAATAGAAGTTGCTATTACATGTCCAACTGACATAGTATTTGTAGAAGGATTGTATTTCAAACTAGTACTATATAATGGATCTTTTCCATCAATACCAGAGAACCACAATACATAATCATTATCATCACTTGTTTTAGAAAGAGTAAGACCACCAATTTCTTTCCAAACTCCATTGACATTACAGAACCCTTTTCCTGTATCTTTAGAGATATAGATATTCTGAACCGGATTATTCAGAGCAAGAATCTGAGATTCTGTATACTCAAATTCAACATCTGTAATTCTCACTCTTTTAGGTTCATTATTTTCGTTTAAATAATCCAGATAGCATCTACCTGTGTCCATCGTATATCTCAATTTGCCATCTTCGATAGGAGTATTTATCAATGAAGCTTCAAGACCTCTAGTAAGATAATTACCAATTGATGTAATTGTACTCATCTTATAGTCCTCCTTAATTTAAATAATAAAGGCGGGAGGGAGCTATTCTCCCTCCCGCACTTTTGATTGTTTTATTCTAAGATTGTATCAAAATTAGAATGAACCCCAACCAAGACCAGCAGCAATAGCAGCGATCTCAGCAGCGTTAGCATCTGCAGTTGCCTGAGCAGCTTCAGCAGCAGCCTGTGCAGTAGCAGCGTCAGCTACACCCTTATCAGCCTGAGCCTGTGCAGTAGCAGCGTCAGCTACACCCTTATCAGCCTGAGCCTGTGCAGTAGCAGCGTCAGCTACACCCTTATCAGCCTGAGCCTGTGCAGCAGCAGCAGCGTCAGCATTAGCCTTAATCTCATTAGCTTTAAGAGAATCAACAGCATCCTTAATCTTCTTATCAACAGAACCATCTGTAGAAGCATCGCCGTTTAATACATCAATAGCATCATGAGCAGATTCAGCCTTACCATCAGCAGCTTCAGCAGCAGCCTGTGCAGTAGCAGCATCAGCTACACCCTTATCAGCCTGAGCCTGTGCAGCAGCAACAGCATCAGCATTAGCCTTAATTTCTCCAGCCTTAAGAGCAGCAACAGCATCAGCAACCTTCTTATCTACAGAACCTTCAGTAGTAGAATCACCATTCAAAGTTGCAATAGCAGCCTTGTTAGTATCAGCCTGAGCCTGTGCAGCATCAGCAGCATCCTTAGCTACCTTAACAGCAGCATCTACTTCAGATTCAGTGTAGTAGTTAGAAAGATCAACTTTCAAACCAGCTTCAGTTAATACAAGAGCGTTACCTTCTACAGGATCAACAACTACATCAACCTTGATTACGTTGTCATCACCTACAGCAACATTTGCAGAGTTGGTCTTACCACCAGTATAGATGTCAACCAATGCAGATGCAGGGATAATCAGCTCAGTACCATCATTCAAATGAAGTTCGATATTCTGAGTTTCCGGATTGTACTTATTTTCTGCATTGGGATCAAGGAAGATATCCTTACCAATGTTAACTTCGATAGCAGTGCCACCAGATACAGGTAAAGTTAACTTACGAGTAGTTGCATCCCAAGTAGGAGTTGTAACAACGCCAGGTACAGTTACAGTAGAGGTAGAATCATCACCCTTAGTAACAACAACCTGAGCATCTGCAGTACCAGCAGCTACTTCCTTAACGATAGCAGTACCACCAGTTACTTCAGCAATAGCTGCAGTAATAGCACTGTAAACTGCCTTAGCAGAAGCAACATGCATATCATCGCTGTTCTTATCAACAGCAGTTACCATAGGATAGCTGAGAACAACCCAAGCACCGTTTACATAAGTTTCTACAGTATTAGTATCAGCTAATACATAGATCTTACCAACAACAGGAGTACCAGGCTTAGTAGCTGCAGCTACTACGGAATTAGTGAAATCAACGTCACCTTTGTACAGCTTTCCGGTATCTGTACAGAAATACAATACGTTAGCATCCTTTGTTGCTAAAGCGTTGTAGCTAGCCTGAAGACCAGCTAAGAGAACTTTGTTATATGTGTTCGCCATAATCAAATTCCTCAACTTTCTTTTTATTATTTTTTGTTTATTTAATTTAAGGGAACCAATATCTTCTAAATATCAATTCCCTAAAATCCATGAGTTTCATTCTTCCGACTTTGCGATTAGCCAGAATACATTAAGCACATCTGGTAGTTTTATATGCCAATAATCTAAAAAATATACCTTAACCAAAAGCTAGTGAATATTTTTTATATTAATGTTGACATTAAAAGTCTCCCCAAGATGCGGTTGTCATCGCACCGAAGTAATCCTCCATTGTAGCATCTGGTTTTCCGATAGCTTCTTTCCAGAGATCAAATGCAGATTTACCATCAACACCATCTCTACCATCTTCCCCATCTTCTCCTTCAAGAGATTTGATAAAGTCTTCTTCAGTACCAACATTTCCCAAATCCAACCAAATTTGATAAGCAGACTTACCAACTAATGAATTCAAGAAATCAACAATAGATCCTTCATTACCAGCATCGAGCCAGAGGTCATAAGCAGATTTGCCATTAACACCATCTTTACCTTTGAAGTAATTGAAGTAATCATCAAGATTTGCGTCAGGACCACCAATATTATCCTTCCAGATTTCAAAAGCAGACTGACCTTCAAGAGATTTGATAAACTCTTCCTGAGTACCAATGTTACCCAAAGCAAGCCAAATCTCATATGCTGATTCTCCATGTAAATATTCGAAGAATGCATCCATGTCACCTTTGTGACCCTCTTTCAGCCATAAATCATAAGCTGAATCACCAGCATCACCTTTGGCTCCCCTAATATCATCGATAAAGTCTACAACTGTACCTTCGTTTCCGATAGCCAGCCAAATTTCATAAGTAGATTTACCAGCAGGTCCAATAAGAGACTCTAAAAAGTCACTTGTAGTTCCAGTATTACCAGCTTCTACCCAAATTTCATAAGCAGACTTACCATCTTCAGGTTTACTATGATCTCCCACATAAGGGAGTCTGATATATCGAGTTTCACCATCACCGATTTTCAGTTTCTTAGTATCCCATTCAAATGCAGGTTCACCATTTAAGAGAATAGGGTTCGCTCTACGGAATGCTCCAGAGGAACCCCTCTTAAACTGTAAAGGTTTTGTCTTGGGTTTAGGTATAGATGAACCGTAATCTACCATATGTTTGTCCTCCCAAGAATTTTATTTAATTATTTTACGATATATTTAGAACCAAGAATACCTACAAGTTCTTCAGAAATAGTTACATCTGCAGAACGAGAGATCTTAATATATTCAATGATATCGTTAGTAGTGATAACTTCACCACCATCAGTACCAATAACGATATTGTAAGTACCAGTAGTGATATCCAGCTTAACAGAACCGGTTGTACCAGTTACAGTCTTATCTTCAGTTTCACCGCCAATGTAAAGATTCTCAATCTCACATTTGTCAATCTTGGTCTTTACAGAACCAGCTTTACCACGGTTTACAGTCTGGAATACTTTAATTTCAGACTTAATGATTTCAGCAATATCGAAATCAGTCTTACCATTAGATCCACCACCTGCTGTGAACCAACCAATCTTAGAATTCTCTACCTTACAATATGCATTGTTGGTATACTGGTTACCGGCATTACCTGCAGTAAATAATAATTCAATTTCAGAGTTAGATACAAACAAGTTAGAATTCTTAACCCATACATTACATTTAAAATCGGGATCTGCATCACTTACACTTGCATCTCTCACACCAGTAATCATTGACTGACCGGTAGCCACATTTGTAACTTTAGAATCCTGGATACTAACGTTAACATTGTTAACTCTTACAGCACCAGCAAAACCAGTTACAAGATTCAATTCAGAATCAATAACTTTAACGCTTACATTATTTACAGAAGTAAAAGGATTTTCTTCTGAATTTTCAAAAGTAGATCCACCGTAAACTCTAGCTACAATATCCTGATTCTTAACACCAATGATAGATACATCAGTACTTTCAAGAGGAGTACCATCAACACTACCACCGATAATGTTAGCTTTCTTAGTAATCTCTACAGGAACACCAGTAGGACCTACAACAAAGACTTTATCATCTTCACCATATACCTTCATGGTATTACCATTACCAACTACTACTAATTCGCAGTCCTTATGAGGTCCAACGATAGGTCCATCGATAATCATAATATCGTTCTTGTATTCGAATACAGCTACAGGAGAAAAGCTTTCAAGTTTACCCCATACATAGCCATCAATCACTTCTACATCTTCAATATTTTCCCAAGTATCTTCTTTTTCGTTGTAATGTAAAGCAACAACTTTATCAGAAGAAACCTTTTCAGGACAAAGAAGAGTAAGTTCGTTAGGAGTACCTTCTACATCATACACACCAACATATGCAGATACAAAAGTATTCTCAGGAATAGCTTCCAAAGCAACACAGTTTTCTGTAAGTACTTCGTTTTCCATCTTCTGTACAGCAACAGCTGCAACATCAGACTTAAAAGAAGTAGAGAAAGTAGAACTAGAAGCAGGGAAGTCAACAGGAATTAACTTGTCCCAATACTTCTGAATTCTTCCCTGATAAATTTTAGGAAGTTCATGTTTACAAACAAACATATCTTTTATCTCCTTTCAGATTCTTTACATATTTATGATGGTTTTACCATACTGCATCTTCGATGCCGTTATCAGGATTAGACATATCCGTATTAATAGCTTCATGACGAGGAACAGGCATAGTTCCTTCCTGATCTAAGATCTCATCTCTGCCAACTCTAATCGGATACCAGGTACAACCATCTTTACTCCACTGGAGTCTTCCTTTGACAATTCTCAAATAAGGAACTGCCATATCACCTTTTACTGTACAAACAGTTTCGATGTTATCACCTTTGGCAATCACTTCAAGTTCGAGAATATTCATAGGAGAAAATCTAGCTTTGCTAGAATCGAAGTCATCTGAACTATCAACGATAATATACCAACCTTTAGGATCATTGCCAGTAGCTGATACTACAAGTACCTTGCCACATGCATGTTTTCTGATACCATTAGCATTGTATACTACGTCAATTAAATCTCCAACGCCAATAACAGCTTCTTTCACTGCACCATTATCATAAGTGAGATTGACTCTTATAGACGTAACTGCTGAGCATTTAATATTCATCAACATACTTCTATTTACCTACCTTTCTTAGATTTTATTTTAATTTACAGTATTTATACCAAAACCAAAATAATATGATTTTATTATAAAGTTCAGACTAAAATGGGGATACTGGTCTCCCAGTATCCCCATCTTTAAAATTTATTTCTTTCATTAACATTTTTGATTACATCGATAAGATTATTCCTGAATTTATCAGATTTGTCTCCATCTAACATTACGCAGTAATATAAGAAATAGTACATGTAAGCATGTTCAAGAACATTATCTACAGAATAACTCTGACATTGTCTACAGAAAGCAATAAGAAGCATAATGACATCAATTTTATCATATCCAAGAGGAGCAAGATGTCTTGTTAATACAGTTTCTGCAATTGTAATATCATAAATATTATTTACAGAATCCCTATATTTGGACAAAAATCCTGCATAAACTCTCTTATCAGGTCTTTCGATATCATAACGTTTAATCTTACAGGTCTTAGCAAACTCTTTTAATTCAGTAAGATTTCTTGCTTCTTCGATTCTATCAAGAATTGCATTAAGTCTTTCTCTCTTACCTTCATCTTCAATAGAATTTGCAGCTTCTCTGTAAGCAGCGTTTCTTTCATCAATATATTCAAGTCCACCTTCTGCTGTCATAATAGATGAATTATTATAGATATTTTCTAATTCTTTTGCAAAATCTGTTTTAGCTCTATCCATCTTAATATTATGGATAAATTCATCCAACAAACTATGTGCAATTCTATTTCTTGCTGATGCAAGCATTTTAGCATTAGCAATAGCCATATTACCAATACCTTCTGTGATATAAGAATCAACCAGTTTCTTTACTTCATCCGGAGATTCTTTATAAGCATTGAACTTTTCTCCTTTAATCTTACGATTAACAATATCAAGAAGATCTCTTAAAGCCTGAGCAGAAATATCTACATCTGGAGCAAGTTCTTCAACTAATGTATCATCGTCAGCAGATTTGAGATATGAAATAATCTCCTCCTCTGTAAACGGTTTGCTTGTCAAAATATCAGGATCTCCATCATTAATTTGTTTAATAACACCAGCAAAGTCATATTTTAATTCTTCACCAGCTCTACCAATGATTTTATGTTCACCAGTATTAGGATCTACAAGTACATTCATCTTTACTGCTTCTACTTCTTCTGATCCTTCTACATTCATATTATCAGAAGTAACAAGATTAGGCTCAATGCCTTCCGTATCCTTCTTAAGCTGTTCAATAAACTGGTTAGATTCATCAATAGACTCTTTATTAGCTTCTATGTATTCTTTCATATCTATAATTGAAGCATTATTTCCTTTTAAGTCTTCTCCGAAAGTACTCATATAATATCATGTCTCCTTTTTATTAATTTCATCTAATTTAAATTCTAATATTGTTGAAGTTTGCATTTGCAAATCTCCAACAATACTAAGCATAAGCTTATTATCTTTAAAACCATTATATTCTGCTCTGGGAGATAATAAGGGATAAACCTCTCCATTTTCTGTTTCTATCATGATAGGTTTATCTAAAGATGATAAATGTTTATTTGTCAAATTTACAACTTCTTGAGAATAAGTTCTCATATTTCTACTTGGAGAATCAAATTTCATTAATACTGAAGAACAAGTTATTTTTTCTTTAATATTTTTTAAAACCTCTTCATTATCAATATTATTCATTAGAATCTCCTTATAAATTTACAGTATCTCTTACATTAAAAGATTCCTGAGTTCTAGACTGAAGCTGTAACTTAATAGTTGTCAACAACTGAGCCATATATCTCTGATCCTGTAAGAAAACCGCATAATAATTTTTGTAAATATCACCGGTATCAACCAATAACTGAGATAAAGTTAATGCTGTTGGTTGATCAACAAAATACTGAAATAGAACCTCGATAGGTACATCATAAGCTGTCATGTTCAAAATAATCTTATTAAGATTAGCATGAATTAACTGAAATTTAGGATCAATATAACTCTTAGCCATCATATCCTTTTCTCTTGGCTTTTTAATATTATCATCAGCTACAAGATAAGCATAAATACTATCCATATTATTGATAATATATTTGATATAGAAATCTACCATATAATCAGTAAACCGAGAGATAAAAATATCGTACAGAGAATGAGCTATACCATAAAGCTCAACAGGGTTAATTTCTTCAAAAGGTTTTGTAAATACCAGATTATAATACTGACAAATAACCTGAATAATTTCCTTATAGCTTTCTAATCTTGTTTCATTTACTTTTTCCTGATAATCAGGAGCTGCAATTAATACGGTATTAAATTGTCTTTCCAATATATCTACAAAATTGGGCATAGGCTGAGCAAAAGGTCTAAATCTCATCTGTAAAGAATCATGTACCGTATTCATGACCCAAGCAGAATCAAAATTACTCAGAATAGACCCAATTGCCACATCTGTATCGATAGATCCAGCAAAGTTATTATTCATAACAAAACATCCTCCTAGTATCGTATTTATCATAAAGTTGAATAACCATTAAAAAAGAAAAATAGCAGTCCTAGTGGATCGCAACCACTAGGACCACTTCTGATTATATGAAAATAAGTCTCAAGAAAAGTGCACTCTTTCGAATACATTTTCTATTATATAAAGGTTAAGATTTTTAGAAAAAATCTTTTATAGCATATCATAGAATTTAGACAAATTACCTTGCAAGTATTCATGTTCAGGATGATAACCTTCATTTTCATCATCAAAATCTGTATCATTTAAGAATAATGAATTTGGTAATGTTGTTAATTGTTGATTTGCAGCATAGCCAAGATTTACTACATTAATACCTGTGTCTATTTCTAATGATGCAGCAGCACCTTTATCATTAGCAATTAAAATATTTCGAGCTTCTATTTTTCCAATAAATTGAGAAGCAGCAAGATCATCACTTGTAATAAATCTTGTATCCTTCTCAATCCATTCTAACTCTGCAGCAATATCTTCTTTAACTTCAAAAGTAGAACCATTAAAATCAATTTTTTCTCGTGCTTCGAGAGCATCTTCAATTTCTACAGATTCAATATCTTCATCAGTATCAGTTTTAATTGTAGACTTTCTGATTCCGAAGTTCTCTATCAGATTATGTCCATCATACCATACATAAAGAGCCATTAAGTATGAGAATACCTGGTCATCGTGAGATCTATCAGAGTGCTCAACCTTACCATTCTTCTTAACTTGCATTGCCCTCATTTCTTCAAGAATTATAGGAGCTACGAACTTATCCTTATGATACATTGCTCTTTCCATAAGAATTTCTACAAGTCTTGCTCTTACAGACTTTGTAGAGTCTAAGCCGTAAACTTTAACTTTACGATTCTGTTTCTGTACTCTTGTACCATTGTAACTTTCTTCGACAACTCTGTCTTTGATTTCCCAATAAAGGTTCTTCTTAACAGAAGTCTTAACCAAACGTTGAATAACTGCAGATCCGAAACCTCCATTACGTTCGATATTTATTATAGCATTTGGCATATATTTGGTTACAAGTTCATATATTACTTGAGCCAAATCATCTGCAGGAATAAAGTTACAATTTAATGTAGCACAAACTCTAGTTGTTCTAGAATCTATTACAGTAATAGCAGAAGAGTCATTAAATGTAGCACCAGCAACGTCGACTCCAATAATAGGAGGATATGATAAATCAAGATCCTCATATATATTAAACTGATACTGTCTAAACTTGCCAAAGAAAATAGTTCTAATAGGTTCCTTAATATGAAGCTTAATAATATCCAAATCTTCTTGAGCAAAAGGACAATCAGTTGCAGTTTCTGCCCATTCAAGCATAACTTCTCGTCTTATCTTAGCCCAGTTAGATTGCATTTCTACTACCATTCGTTTAAAGTAATCCTGACCAGAACCTAACTGTTGATATGTATAAGATACCAGGAACATGTTAGACTGATTATTAGAATCTCTAAGTCCAATAAGTTCTTGATATGACATATCATAGTATTCTTCTTTCCAAGGTGTAGCCTTATTTCTAATCTCATAAGCATAAATACCAGAGTTAGTCAACAAGTCACCAGGTGTTGTTGTAATAAGCATTCCATAAGGAGCATTATTTTGTCTTGCATTTTCTGAAGCTTTGGAGAATGCAGGAACAGCTGCCATAAATACTTCTTCATTCCAAGGCATGAAAGCAAACTCGTCGTAATACTGAACAGGAATAGTAGCACCACGACCAAGGTTGTTAGCTGCATCTTTTGTTCTAGCACTTGGATAAGTATTAATCTTATTATTATTGAACGGATGCTGAATCATAACAACTGTATTTGGAACTTTTAGTTTATTACCATTAATATCAATATTTGAAGACATTTGTAAATAACTAGGTAATGCATCTCTAATATTCTTTAATGTCTTGAGGTTACCCTTAGAACCAGAATGATCTTTATGCATAAACATAATTTCAGAGTTGGATGTACCAAAGTTATAAATCCAAAGATATCTACAAACAGCAGCAATCGTTTTACCATGCTGACGAGGCATTTCTACAAACATATTGAAGTTCAATATAAATAAGAAATTCATTGCTAAATTGCCTCGATGTAATTTATATCTAGCACCGCTACCTACAGTACCACCTTGAACTGGTATTCTTATAATTTCTCTAAGGTAATACCAATAATTCAGTCTACATTCTTGTAGAATTCTTGCTTTCATATGAGTTGGAAGATTAGGATCTCGTGGATCTACTCCAGCTAATCCTGAATCTAATAACGCAAGAAAGAAATCGTTATTCTGAATACCTTTATTCTTGAGATAATAATGCATATCTAAGAATGATTGGTTAGTTGTAGACTTGTGAATCAGTACAGTTCTTTGCTGCTGTGGTAGCTGATTCATAACAGCCATATATTATTTTCTCCTTTCCTCTGAGATTTACAATCCTAGTGATTGTATTTTATTTAGAAGTGTACAAAATCAAAAGCAAGGACAGTAGAGATTACTCTCTACTGTCCAGATTTGGGCTTTTTAAGAATCTCAGATTTCAATAAAGGACCACTATCACAATATTTCCCTCTAGTACCAAAGAAAACTATATTATGAGCAGCACAAAACCAAATATTGTTATCCAATAGCTGTTTAAAACAACATTTCTTGCAAGTATCATCATTACATGTCATCATCTATCAACCCATTAACATCAGCACCATCTGAAGCTGCTGGTAATTTTGCCTGTTCTACATTTACTTTTGCTACTTCTTTAAGTCTGTCTACCAAACCAAAATCAATGTAAGTGTTAAGATGTTCTCTTACATAAAGTTTCTTAAATTCAGCTTTTACCTCTTCAGATTCTGCTGCCAATTCATCTTCATTGATTTTATCAGCCATCTGAGTTATATTATCAAATAACTGAGAAGTATTTGTAGTTACTAAATAAGTAGGAGGTGGTAAATTAATCTCAATATAAGAATTATTTTCACCAAATTCGTAATTATAGATCTTGGTATAGATTTTAGAGAAGAAAGCTTCTGTCTTTCTCTGTCTTGTATAAATACTCTTTAAGAATCGTGTATTAGACATAGTAAATCTGCTAGCAAAATCCTGTTGCATTGTAGAATTTACAAATTCCATAGGCATGATTGTATTAACTGCAGCTTCTTCCATCTTATCCATAATCTCAGTTGGAGTCTGAATATCCTGACCCTGCATAACCTCAAACTGGATTGGTGGATCTCCTGACTGACCCATAGGAATAATATAATCGTTGTATTTGCCAACTATATTAAGAATATTATTCATACTTTCGATCTGTCTAACACCAAAGTTGCCCTTTTTAATTTGTTGAACTACGTTCATCATAGTTTTCGCAACGTTTGTTTCTACATTCTGTTTTACATAGAAAACTCTTTTATCAGTAGATCTTGTAATCTTACCAATAATATCAGTTAAATATAACAGAATATACAACATTGCAGGCATAACAGCTCTTGACAAATCAGAAATACCTCTATGGGTTGTTTCGTTAAGTTTGAAATAACAGTGAACAATATCTTCTGCAGGAATAAATGATACACCAATATCATTTGATCTTGATACATCAAATTTATCATTGTAATTCAACATTGCATATATCTCTTCTTTAAGATCTTTATTAGCATTAATAAATTTAGTATCAATACTATGAGAAATTCTCGAAGCAATATATCTAATAGCAAGTTCCTGTTGATTCTGAGTCATATCCATAGAAACTTTACTACCATTTCCAATCATAGGTGTAGTATGATGACCTCCACAGAATCCACAAGCATTAGGATCTTCTGCAAATTCAAAATAATAATAACCAAGACATTTCTTACCAATATATACAGGTAAGATATTTTCTCTCTTGATTCTTTCTACAACTGCACCTAAAAAATTATCATCCAAATCTTCAGGATTTCTATCCCCACCATTTGCAAGTGTAGTAACAAATAAACCTTCTGAACTATTGCTGTTTTTAGAAAGTTTTCTATTTGTTTTCTTTACATTAGCAAACATAGAGTCCATTTTATTACCTTTTTTAGGACCATCTTCTGTTGCTTCAGTAACAGCTTCTCCAAATTCAGAACCAAAGTACATTTCTGCTACAGAAGTAAACATTTCAACATCTTTCTTACTTTCAAGAATACATACTTCATGGATACCAGAAGGAATAACACCAGTCATGTTGAAATGAAGTTTAACTTCTCCACATTTAGGCATATCCTTAGATACAGCAGAATCCTCTTCATTTATAATAAGAGGTTTTACAGTCTCAACAAAGGTTGTAAATTCACTGGATTTTTCAAATCCTGATTCAAGACAAGATACTTCTTCATATCCTTCAAATAGACTAATTTGTCCAACTCTTGATCCTTTATTTACTCTATATTTCTGCTTGTTAAATAATCTTGCAAATGCTGTTCTGTAAGGTACAATATATATGAAATCCTCGCCATACTTTGACGCATTCATATAAGTCTGATCAAGGAATTCAGTAATATCATATTCTTTTTCAATTCTTTTCGTGTTAGTTGAAAACTTTAAGTTTTCATCTTTAGAAGACTTATTAGATTTCGGATTAACAAAAGATTTTGAAAAGTTATCAGAACACAGAACATTATCTCTTTTTATTTCAAGAGCATCCTGTAATCTTGGCAAATACTTACAAATCATATCATAATTATAATTCTGACCTGCGATATAATTATGAATAGTATCATTTGCAAATAATGATCCAATTAAGTTCTGATCATTAAACAAATCCTGTACACTACTCATCAATTTTGTAGTATTAGATTCACCAGTTTTGTCTATTCTTCTTAAAAGTTCAGACATACTTGAAACCGATGCATCCATACCCTGCAATTTGTCAATAGCAGTATCGAGACCATCAATCATACTATCAAGATTCTGTTTATTATCAGGTCTAGAAATATAAATATCTTTATATAATCCATCCATTCTCTGATCGAGTAAATCTAATTTGTGTGATACTCCTCTACTAGAAATTCTTCTAATACCTCTAGTATCAGGACCTTGTGTAATTACTGGCACAGTCTTCTCCTCCTTTCAGATAATTAATAATATGTGAAATTATCTAACTTTGCTTGATAACGAAATCAAATCTCATTACAGGAGTGTTTTATTAGTCATTTATGAAACGAATAAAATGGGGTGGAGATATTACTCTCCACCCCATTTATTATATGCTCATAATTGATTATACACCCTGAGCAGCTGATACTAACTTCTCAACTTTATCAGGACTAGAACCGTTCATGATACCATACTTGTAATCTGCAGAATCAAGAACAGTAGGATTAAGCTTATTACCATTAATGTCATTAGACATATTAACAGTGCCACCATACTGAACAACAGAGTTGTTGACATTAACTCCAACACCTGTGATTTCATGCTCAAGCAGATACTTAGCAGCCTTATCTACTTCATATCCATAAATAGGGAAACAGTTAAACTCAATAGTCATTTCCTTGTTAGAAATGTTATCACGAGAACCGTTGTACATAGAAAGTTCAGCTCTTGTAAGCTGGCAGTTTGCAAGCAATACTGCACGCTCAAGTCTAAGCATTGTATTATCTGTTACATAATACATCAAAGTGAATACTTCGTTTTCAAGACCCGGAGGTAAGATATTGTCAGCGATAAGACCATGATAAGTCTTAGCCTGAGTCTTAGGATCCTTGATACCAGTCAAGTAATACTCAGAGAACTTAGTAATCAATCCACCAGCTTTTTCAAAGTACTGCATAGAAACTGTTGTAGAAGTTTCCATTGTAACCTTGTTAATCATTCTCTGGCTGTTGATACCATCAGTAATCTCGAAAGTATCAGCCTGAAGATCAGGAAGACCATCCATACCACGGAACTCAAACTCAAGCATGTGTCTGAAGTTCTTACACATCTGGTCCATAGAAGCATTCTTCTCCAAGAATGTAGGCATCTGGAGAACACTCAGGAACTGATAACCAGATTCATACTGGTTAAACTGTCCAATCTGGCTAAAGTCTGTAACTCCTCTGTATGCTGTATACTGAGTCAGATTACGAGGAGTAACAGTATAGTTATTGAAAATTCCATTGTTTACTGCCATGACTATTTACTCCTTTCCTTAATCATTATTGATCGCATATACATCAAAGATTTCTGTCTGAGCCCAATTAAGGAATGCAAACTCGATAGATGCATAGAAGATCTTCTCTCTTGTCTTAAGAGGATCCTGAGTATATACGAAGTTTAATACAGCGAAGTTAGTTACAAAGTTGCTGAGAACATTGCTAACTGCCTTAGCATAGTTACTAAGATCATTAGTCGTAGACAGAGTATATCTCTGCTTAGGACAAGCAGTTCTAACAGCACGAAGAACTCTCTGGATAGCAACTACGTTGTTGATGAAGCTGAGCTGAGTATACTTAACCTGACTAGAATAGCAAAGCTGAGCAACACAATTATCATCTTCGAATACAGCGTAGTTAATACGCAACTCTTCGATAGCACTCTTGTAGTTAATCTTCTTTGTATTAACCGGAGTAAAGTTAATAGTACCCTTGATAGCTTCTTTCAAGATAAATCCATTTGCACTTCCACACATAGGAGCATAAGGATTCTTAGCAATATGGTTAACCATTAAAGGAGCCATATCATAAAGCATAGTTACTTCGATATTCTTCTTAGTCTCAGGATCTTTTACAAGATAACTTGTAGCGTAGTCTGCTGTAAAGTAGTTACGCTGTTCGATATACTTGTTGTGAGCTGCTTCGATTTCGATGAAAGTCTTAAGACCTACACCGTAGTCTCTTAAATAGCAGCAGTCCTTTCTGAACTCAACGAATTCAAAGATTGCTTTCTTAACAGAATCAGGATAATTTGCATCACAAACCAAAGCGATCTTGTGAGCGTCAACATCCCAAACTTCATCACTGAAGTTTCCATAGAATACATCAGCGATAGCTTCTGCCCAAGCTTCAGTTCCAACAGGAGCATCACCAAACGCACCATTAGAACCTTCAGCCAACATAATACCATTTTCTGCATCAAGATCTACAGACTCTTTATCAAGAGTAAATCCATCAATAGCAGAACCGGAATTGGTATAACCATACACAAGGTCATAACCTCTCAAATCTGCAGGCTCCATAGCTAAAGCATCAGCCAAAACAGTGAGATAATTTTCATAAATATCGTCCGAAACAACACCGCTAATCTGAACATTGGTGAACTTATCAAGACCATATGCAACATTTGCATAGATCAAAGTAGGATCCAATGAAATAGTGGTCTGCTCGATAATCTTAGATCCTTCATATACAACGAGAGTATACAAAGTAGCTCCTACCGTCTTAGAAGTAGAATAATCAGGGTTCAGTCTGATTGACTTGTTGGATACACCTCTACCATTATCAGTGTAGATAAAGAGAGGATATACAGAGCCTTCAACATAGAGGGCTTCTGCTGCTTTTACTACATCGTCGTAAGTTGTACATCCAGTAATACTCTGAGATGTCCACTTAACAGTTACTCCATCATCACCACTAGTAACGTTAGCACATAATACAACGTTAGCTAATGTAGAATCCTTAGCAACTACACGCTTAGCATAAAGCTTTCCGCCAGCATCAACAATTCTTTTTGCCTGGATTGCACTCTGTCCATGACGACTAAAGCTCATAGTTCCATACATAGCAGTGAAATCGTTACCAGAGATTTCTACAAGATCTTCAGTTCCCTTATCAGCAGAAAATACCTGCATAAATAAAGGAGCATCATCTGTAACAACAGTGTCCTGTTTTCTGATAATCTCTGACTGATCATGCCAATTATAAATTGTATCAGGATACATCCTTTTGTCCTCCTTAATAAATTTTTTTAAACTTTGCGTTTATTAGTTTAAGCTACACATTTTCTTGAGAAATAACATGTAGATTTTATATACATGTTAAAAAATATTCCCTGGACCTAATCAGTCCAGGGAATATTAAAACATTACTGAGTCATAACCTTTTCAAGAGGTGATAAAGGTGCATTTTCCTTATCTTTCATTAATACTGCAGCTCTTACAGACTCATCCCAGTTTTCGGATGTAATAGCTGTATAAGGAGAAATATACTTAGGAACAATACGAATATCAATTGGTGTATAATCATTCATATTCTTCATATCTGTAGCACAGAATGGTCTTGTAATATCATTCTTATCTCTTGATATGGAAGCAATTAAAATACCGAATAATTGTACATTCATACCATATGAGAAACCATTCAGCTTAGCAGATTCAAAATATAATTCCCACAGCTTATCATAAGGAATAGTTGTAGGAATCTTTGCTGTCATAATAGCCATTTTGAAGAAGATTTCTACATTATCAATTAACTGAGGTACTTTGGTACTTGTTACAACTTCATCACCTTTTCTGAACTTGAGCAGCATATAGTCAGAAGGTTCGGTATTATCTAATTTAAGATTTTTAACCTTTTCTATTTCATAAGGTTTACAAATCATCATAGTAGGGAAAGTAAAAGGTTTAATTTCACTACGCTTTCCTTTTTCATCTATAATAGCCCAATTACATACTCCTATAAAGGATACATATTCACCGATAATAACTGCTATATTTACCTTTGACGTATTATTGAAGTAATTAGCAGGTACATAAAATACAAAGGTAGAATTGTCCTGATTGAATATAAGGGAATTTCCTTCTTTTTTCAAAAAACTTGGCAAATTCATATTTTTGAACTCCTTCCTGATAAATTATTTATAAGTTCTGGATATTGATAATTAAGCGAAAAACACCTAGAGGCTGCAAACCTCTAGGTGTCCATTATTTTTTAATTATTCCGTCTTCAATTATTTCAACTACTCCAGCAGCTATAGCAGCAAGAAGAAGCATTATAGCATTTCCATCTTCCTGACCATCTGTGCTTTCATAATTATATGAACGATCTTCTGTAGATTGCAATCCTGATATCTTTCGAATACCATTGGCTATCAAACCCATATAGACCTCCTATTCTTCGTCATCAGAACCACCTAAATATTTAGGACATTTTGATGAACTAACAAGCTTTGTATATCCTAACGTAGGAACCTTCTTTGTAGAACCAGGATTATCCTTATCGGGAATAAGTTTTTCTGTAGCTTTGATAGGTTTTGTAAAAAGACTTGCATCTGTATCTGCTGACTGAATAATAGTAATCTTTCTACCAGTAGACATATATACATTCATAAAGTCTCTCATATTACCAAGCAAGAAATTAGAATCTTTCTTAGTAAATTCATAATTCTCTGCCAGATGCATAGAATCTTTACTATCAAGTCCTGTGGCTCCACTGATTACATTTTTAACAAATTTTACTGCTTCATCATGAGGTGATCTTTGTCCAATATAACCCTGTGTCTTGTCATAAACACCAAGGCTAAACTCTTTGTCGTTAAGCATAGAAGTCATTACTCTAACTTCATCTACTTTATTAATAGCTACCTGACTTGTACTCTTTCTAATATCATATACTAACTGCTCTAATTCTGTCATTGTTTTATTCTCCTATTCTTTCTTCTTGGTGTTGTTTAAAAATTAATAATTTGCATCCATAATTTTATCTTCATCTTTTTCATCGATATCTTCAACTTCTGCGTTTAAATAAACTGTTTCAATCTCATCACCATGATTAGCTCCAGCTATAAACTTTGCAAAAATCTCCATAATATCTTCAGCAGAAAGATATATAGATACAGGCATTACTCTGGAAATATTTCCTTTTTTCTCAACTTCAACATTTTGAACAATTCTTACCCCATTATTCCCTATTGTAACTTCTGCAAATTTATCTTCAGGAATATCTGAATTATTAAACTTAGCCATTTTCTTTTTCCTCCTTTTCAAAATTTTCTTTGTCTACAAACATTATTGGACAAATTGTTTTTGGACCTTTTCCATTCTCCATCATGAATTTTTTGATCTGTTTAGAATCATTTAGACACAGTAACTCGAAAAAGGTGTCTATTTTTTCAGTTTTAGCCATTTTTCAATACCTTTCTACATCGGTTTGCTTGCAATCTTTTAACTATATGTACCCTTGAGTGTAAAAATTAATCTGCTCATTTTTTCGTATAAGCATCAGATTAGGTATTATTATATAATATAATAGGATAACCACCATATATTATAGATAATTTTTTAAATGGTAATTTAGTGAAGTAAACTACTAATAAAATAGTTGTTTAGAAATTCTAAATACCCTAAAGCACAGTAACTATAATGGGAGTTTTATCAAAATGATAAAAAATAGCTTAAAAGCGAGATCTAAATAGGTTTCTCATAGTAACTCTATTTCTAAATGATTTCTAAATAATGAAGAAACTACTATAAATACTGGATAAATTGATATTTTTAACTTTTTTAGCACAGTTAGTTTTTCTCGAAATTGATCGATTTTTAAAACAATTTTACTTCACTAAATTACCATTTTAAAAATAAAAATTTCGAGATGGCAAAAATTACCATATTTTTTCAAAAAATAAAAATTTGTAATTAGCCCATTTCTGGGCTAATTATGATTATTTTTTGAGTTACTGTGCTTTTTCAGAAAATTATTTAGAAAAACGGAGAAATGTTAAATCATTATTAAGAATTATTTATATTTATTAAAATTTTTTAACGAAATTTTATATAGTTACTTACACTGTAAAATTCTACCAATATATAATAATGATTTAGTTGGTTATGATGGATCATTAAAAATACATGATATAATTGTATCTAAAGATAATGGAGAATCTTATATTTCTTTAAATTATAATCCTGGAGGAATTGGCTATTTAATAGGTCAAGTAAATTCTAATGGATCTATAAGTAGAATTGTAATAGATGGAAACAAACTCATATTTCAATATTTTTCTGATATTTCAACTTTTGTTGGGCAAACAATTATAGCAGAAATTATATAATAATGATTTAGCATCAATTGCAGGTATGAATGATGGTATTAAACTTAGAGTAAAAACTGGAACAAATACTTTAACGTCAATATTTTCAAACTTAAATCCTCCAGCTATTTGTTTTTGTAGCACTGAGAATATAACAGATAAACCATCTGGAAAATATGGTACAGTTCTTATAATGAAAGCTTCAGATAATAGAATGAGTGCAATTTGTATTACTATAGACGGATTATGTTATATTAATTCTTATAATACGTCTACTTCTGATTTAACTGGTTGGAAATCATTATAATATAATATCCAGATAGGTTTTAAAACCTATCTGGGCTTTTACTTGTGAATAATTTAATTTGATTATATATTATATTTATAGAAAGGAAAAGCAGTTTATGATTTTTGATACTTATAAAGAAATTATAATTGAAGAAGATAGTATAAAAAACCTACAGTATGTTTTACATATAAGAGACGACAAATCATTAGATATAGAACTATTAGATTTTAATAAAAAGTATTTTGGTTCTATAAATACCATTATTGCTAGAAATAAAGATGATGAATCTATAAAATGTATTTATATTGAAGATGTTAGAACTAACTATATTAACCAAGGAAATGGTACACTTTTATTACAAAGATTAATTAAATATTGTAAAGAAAACGATATTGATTTTATTTATGGAAATTTATCCAGATTTGATTATGAAGATCACCAAGAAAGATTAATTCATTTCTATATAAAGAACGGTTTTGAAGTTCTTATATTTCCTAAAATAAGTAATAATGGAATCGATGTGGGTCAGATAAAATATAATGTAAAAGGTGGTGATAATAATGAAAAAGCTTATAGTAGGAAAGACTAAAGTTTCGAAATATTTTGCTATATACAAATGTCCTATATGTAATACTCTTATGAAAACAACAAATAATCCTATTGAAATACCTGCAGAGGAAATACCTAATTTGTTAGCAAAAGTTATTAGAAACCAATCTTTTATAGGTAATCCTTATTTATATGAAGCTCCGATGCATATACCTCATAATTGTTCTAATGGAGATTTTGGATTAGCTCAATTTGCTGGATTTAAAAGAATATAAAAGGTGGTGATAATAATGGCTGAAGTAATACAGCGTCCAATGAAATGGTATCCGATTTATAGATGTGGTATATGTAAACATTGTATATCATATAAAACACAAACTGCTGAAATGAAACCTGAACAATTAGAAGATGAAATGGCTAAGGTTGTTTCAGGACACTATAAAGACAAGATTCCTATGTATGTTACACATAAATGCTCTCATGAGCATTTTGGATTAGCAACTTTTGTAGGTTTTGAGAGAGTATAAAAAGGAGGAAAGAGGTAATTATTATGAAAGAAAGATTAAATGATTGGTGGAATAACAATGAGCCCGATGAAGGTCTTATTTATCGTCATGGATTAGGAAAACAGTGTATATTTGTTAGAGATACCATTATGCTTAATCTGTTTCTTGGAATTGCTACAGATTATCATAAATATAATGATTTCTCTGATGAACGCTCTAAATTGTATGAGAGTTTTCATCCTTCTGTTATAGGTACCCATACATCTAAATCTGTAAAGTTGCCGGTTATGGAAATGGATATGTCTGAGAAACTTGGTATTAAGATTATTCTTAGAAACAACTTCTATGATTGGTGTATTTCTGTAGAATCCGAAAATGAAATAGATTGTGATTGGTTAAGATTAATTAATCCTACTATTAAAGGTTACTTTGAAGGTTTCCCTAAGGACAGAATATATGCTCCTTACAGTGAAACTAATAGAAAGAACTTTAGTGTAGTTCTTAATGGAGAATATGAAGTTTACACTTTCATGTATATCTTAAAGAACTGGGCTATAGATAAATTTAATATTTTTGGAGGTATGTAAAATGAAGATTGAAAGAATGATTGAACAGTTAAAGAACATTGCAGAAAAGTGCCCTGGTGCAGATGTCAAATTACATCATCCTACAGGTAATGTTGCTCTGTTTTGCCTTTGTACAGTAGCTTCTACTGATCCTACTCGATCAGGTTCTGTATTTATTGAAGATGCTTCAGATATTGATGTAAGAAATGAGTTATATGCTCAGATTGAACATGCAAAAGATGTAAAAATAAAAGATGTTGATCTTATAAATAATCTTCTTGATATTGGATTTACTTGGAAAGATTTTGAAGAATATCTTGATGAATCTGATTTCAGACATTTTGTAGATATAGCAAATGCTCATGGTATTATCATATGAATAAAATAAAATTGCTTGTAATATCTATATTAGATGAATTTGAACAACTTCTTGAAGATACTGATACTACTATTCCGGATGAATTTAGAGAAGGTGAAGAAGGAGAAGCCAGATTATTTGGAGATGGATATTATAGATTAGAAGATAGTATTTATAATATGATATACAGGGAATTTATTATTCAACCAATAGAATTTATAGATAAAGGAGAATTATAATGAATCTCAAAACAAAAATAAGAATAGAATCTAAGGATATAGCAGCTATTAATTTATTAATGACTCATATTAAAAATGAATTCCTTAGTAGAGCTTTTATTTTAAAGAATGGTATTGTTGAACTGGTGGATTATTCTATTGAAGAAACAAAAGATGAATTATATTATATTGAACTTAATTGTTCCGGTAGATTTAATAAAGTTCTAATACCTACATTGATAGATAAGCATACACTTGGAATGGAGTCCACTAAATTTGATCTAATAACTATCCATATTTATCCCGAAGACGATAGTAAAAATGGTGATATTGGTAATATGGTTTATGAGCAGTTTGTTGGTCATGAAGATTATATTGATAGTGCTGTTGTATTAAATACAGATGAAGGTATTCATAGTTTTATTTGTGATGATAGTTCTAAATTTCCTTTATTTATATTAACCAAATTTTATACAGCTTTTGACAAATAATAAATCAAATAAATAATCCCCTGGGTTTTACAAAACCCAGGGGATAATATTTTATTTTTTCACCGGATAAAATTATACACCAATACTGTCAATATTATCGATAATATAATCAGCTGTAGCGATAGCAATCTGTGTAGCATTTTCGCTCATAATTTCTTCTTCAGACATGAAACCGCCAATAACTGCTTCGATAAGACCTTCATATTCTTCATATTCGAAGTTTTCTTTAACTTCTTCCTGATTCTGCTGAGCAGCTTTCTTCTTATCAGAAATCTTTTTAGCAGCAATTGCAGCAGCTGCACCTGTAGCAGCAACACCAGCACCAATAGCAGCAGTCTTACCAGGATTATTCTTGATAGCAGTACCAACATTCTTAGCAGCAGTACCTACTGCACTGGCAGCATTCTTAATCTTAGATCCAAGAGTTTCCTTAGCCTTATCACCAACAACCTTAGTATCAATCATCTGAGATTCGATCATATAATCAGCTACTTCACAAGCAAACTCGGAAGCATTTTCAGCCATGATTTCTTCTTCTGTCATGTTAGCAACAACGAATTCTACGAGCTCTACATATTCAGGATACTCATAGTTTTCTTTTACTTCTTCTTCTTTTTCCTTAGCAGCAGCTTTCTTTCTGTCAGCAATCTTCTTAGCAGCAAAAATACCACCTGCAGTTGCAGCAGCTACACCAGCACCGATACCAGCAGCTTTACCAGGATTAGCCTTGATCCAATCAGCAGCTTTACCAGCAATATTCTTAGCTTTCTCTCCACCTTCTGAAGGAATAGTAGCAAGACTTGTATTCTGATTAACTACTGCAGGAAGATTCTTCTCTTCAGCAGCTTTCTTAACAATTTCACTAGCCTTAGCAGCAGCTTTAGAATTCTTCTTTGCAGCTTCCTTAGCAGCAGCTTCAGCAGCTTTAATCTTCTTCAGAGAACGCTGTTCTCTTGCTTTCTTAACATATTCACTCACATCTGCTTTCTTATCAAGGCTTCTACCTTTACCAGCAAAATCTCCAGCAAGCTTTCCTTCTTCTTTAGATTTCTTAACAGCATCAAAAGCCTTAGTTAAAGTTTCCTTAGCAGAAGCCTTAGTATCTTCATCACCACCGGAACGATTTACTAAGTTATGAGCTTTAAGAACAGCTTCTCCAGCTTTCTTCTTTGCTTCATCAGCCTTAACACCACCAGCCAACTCAGACTGAGTTGCTCTCTTAAGTAATTTTGCTGCCTTTTCAGCTGCCTTCTTTTCTTTAACTTTCTTGAACTCATTCAAGATATATAAAGCAGCTTCCATAACAAAATCTTCTGCGTTTTCCATAGCAAGCTGATCTTCGGTCATAAGACTTGTAATAGCTTCTACGAGAACACCGAAGTTAACCTCTTCGTCTAACATAATTTCTTCTTCAATAGCTGCTTCGCATAAAACATTAGCTGCTTCAACAAAGAATTCATTAACAGGCTGTTCGTTAGATGATTCAGTCATAGTTTCATAACGTCTTGCTTTAACAAGAGCATCAGCGTATGTTACACCATTCATTGTTTAATCCTCCATTAAAAAATATTTTCTGATTTTTAGCATAACTTTTTCTATTTTGAAGAAAAGTGTAGCTTTTAAATATATGTGAAAAGAATTTAGTATTAACTTAGTTTATAATTAATACTATAAGGAGGGTTCATAATATGAGTAATATGAATAAAAGAATCAGCAAAGATATAATTATTTACATTGATGGAATTAAATGTAGATGTAATACTATTAATATTACTGTATACGAATCTTATAATATCCCTAATGATAAAATTGAACAATTTGTGAATAGATTAAGAACCGAATTATCAGTTGTTGATGGTATTGAATTTAAAAGATCTAAAGAAAGTTTTATCAGAGAAATATATGCTCATAATGTTTTATATAGAAGAAATATTTATGTAATGAGCTCTAAAGATACTGATATTACTGATAATGAAGAATGGTATAGATTATTAGCTTTCGATACTATATATTACATTGGACAATTGACATATAAACTCAAAAATATATTCAAGAAATAAAAATATTAAGCTCAGGGTAGTTTTCTACCCTGAGCTTTTTCGTTTTGATTATTCACTTTTTCTTCTTCATCAAAATGCATCATTTCTTCTACAATACCGATATTTTTTCTAAGTTCGTTTAATTCTCTATTATGAAGATTTAATATATTTTGTTGAATTTCTTGAGCTTCTATAATTTTCTTTAACGATTTTTTATAGTTTTCAAACTCAATTCTTCTAATATCATTATATATTCTCTTTTCAATTCTTCTTAGAATTCTACTATCTACAGCTGTTGATACTGTAGCTGCAATAAAAGGAGAAAATAAGATATTCCAAAGTATATCATTATCATAATATATAAATGACGTAAACCAATAGCACAAAGATATTGCAAGAAAGTAATTAAATGCAATTTGTATTATCATGGCACCTTTATATTTTTTGTATACTATATCAGCTTTGTTAAATTTGTTGATAGAACTAATAAAGCTTTTATAGTGAAATGCAAAATATATAAGTATTAGCAGATTATTTATTAAAAATATTTCAATATTATATACTCTACCATATAGAGAATTTATAAATTCTTCTATAAAAAACATAAAGGGGAGATTAATAAACAATTCTGTATCGTTCATGGTGTCATTCCCCCTCTCGATATTATACATAAGTTGATCAATTAATACAAAGAAGGGAAGATAACTACCATTACACTGGTACACTTATCCATTAATTTGAACATCATCACAAACTGTAGATATCCATCCACGATGATTAATAGTAAGATTACATATTGCTAATCTTTCATCTTCCATCTTTTCAAATGCTCTAAGATATTGATTAAATCCACTATTTTCAGGATGTTTATATAAGTCACACTGTTCAGAATGTCCAATTATGATAACTTTACAATTATCATGGATTCTAGTTAATGTTTTCTTGAGATTGGCTCCATAGAAGTTCTGTGCCTCGTCAATAATAACTACTTTATTTTCAAAATTACAACCTCTCAAATATGTATCAACTGTAAATTGAATATAAGCAGTACCATTCTTTAAAGCTTCAATATTACTATCAGATTGTAATACCTGTGTAGGAACTAATCCTATAGTATATAATGCTTCAAGTAATGGTTCCATATAAGGAGCACTTTTTTCTTCCTGACTACCAGGTAAATAACCCTGTCTTTGTTCATTAGTAGGAGATGCTATATAAACTATTCCATCGTACAAACCATATTGTACCATAAGATTTGCTACACCAACAGAAATAGTTGTTTTACCAGTTCCAGCTTTTGCATTACACATAATGATTCTAGTTTTAGGATCATATATAGCATCTCGGAACTTCTTTTGCTCTTCATCTAATAATAATCCGTAAAACATGATATCATCCAAGGTATCTGGAGCTTCATATGTTTTAATATTACTCTGGTATTGTTTCTTCTTCATAGATCAATCCTTCTTTCTATAAATTTTATTATGATGTGCAACTTATATCAACAATCTTTATTGTAAAAAATTACAAATTATTTTTACCCATAACAATAAAGTACTGAAAAAGTAGAAGATAGTATTGTTATATTTAAACTGTGTGTTATTAATATCCTGGTGCATAACTACAATACCATGTAATCCAGGGTGCCTCAATCTCATTCTTTTATAACTGATAGGGAACTAAAAGGGTGATTAGTATTAGCTATAATCAATGAAACTATACTAAGAATGGTCTAACAAGCTAAAGTGTTGAGGTAGCATAGACTAATATGATGCTAATGCATTCGATCTTTCCTATATAATAATAGACGCTTCCTGTGGAAGAATAATCCTTGGACCTATAGGACGGTAGGCAACCGACTATAATAATAAGGAAATTGCCAAATATATAGTGCTCGTGACTGTTTATCTGAAAAGGTAAACTATAAGAAAGATCGTGAAGTTCGAGTAGCCCAATCGAGCATGAAAACATAATATATATGTTTTCGGTAGAGGACCGAAAGGATTGAACATATCTGAATGGTGGGTGAAAGTTGGGAGTATCATTCTCCTTAGAGCAATGGGCAGATTTTTATCTGCTGCGGTGAAAAGTTTATAATCGACGGGTTATGGGCTCAGATTCATCGTCTCTATAGCATAACAAGTAGTAGTATTAGCGAGTAGGCTGAAGAGTCATTGATAATGCATGGTTTAAATGTAATAATATTATCCAATACTGATTCTAAAATATTTTTATAAATGAAATAAAGATTCCCATAGGAAGAGATTCCTATGGGAGTTTTGTTTATTTTTTCATATTAACTATCTGAACTTCTTATTAATATACCGATTATCGATTTTATAATACGGTATTCTAAAAATATAATATAGAAAAATAGGAGGTAATTATTATGTCTATCTATGGTCATGAATTAACTACAGATTTCGGAAGAGATAACAAAAATACTCTTTATATCGAAAATCATGTAAGTTTCAACCGTGAATTAGATGAAGCTGCAATGCAGCCATATATTGATGAGTTGACAAAAGAAGTATTCAATGAAAAAATAGATATGGATGAAGGTTTTGGAGGTAAACTTAGACCTGTATTTATAGTTTTAACTTATTCTGATTCCAGATTCGATCATATCGCTGAAAAATTTGTAAAGAATCAGACGTACTGGCACGCTTCTATAGGATTTGGACCTTCATTGAGTAGAACTTATTCATTCAATTTTGGTGAAGCTGATAGCAATAAATTCAAAGGTGGATTATCTTTCGAATCTATGAAATTCTACCAGGAAGAACATCCTACAGGAACTTGTGAAGTATCATGTATTTTCTTGACACCTTATAAGTACAAGAAGCTTAAAGCTACTCTTGAATATTATTTGAGAAATAAACAGAAAACGAGATATTCTTTTGTAAATCTTCTTTATTCTTTATTTGGAAAAGGTACTAAGAATGGTTTAAAAATGAATCTTGTATGTTCTACTTTCGTAGATACTATTCTCAGATCTGTAAATGTAAATATTTCTGGAGATAAAGCAACTAATCTTACCAAGCCTGATGATTTGAAAGTTGGAAAACATGAAAAACAGTTTAAGGTATTTGAAGGAAGATTGCTTGATTATGATGCAGAAAAAGTTGCAAGAAAAGTTGAGAAATTATCCAATGATGTAAATAGTAATTTCTTTAAGAAACATGTTTCTGAAGCAGTACAGAATTGGATACCTGTAAAAGAATCAACAATTGACGAAGGTTAATATTGTCCCTAGGGTCGAAAAGATCCTAGGGATATTTATTTTTTATCAATCTAGATACTCTCTTATAAATAAAGAAATTAAGGAGATAATCTCAATGGAAATTACAGGTTGTATTAGTGTTCCTGAAGAAGAAACAGAAAGATTTGATAATCAGTGTGATAATGGAGTATCATTATTGATGGTTGATAATGATGAACCTTTAAATATGGATGAAGATGGTAGTATGTATATAGAAGACAATCCTAAAGTATTAGGAGTTTTTGTATCGAGATATAATATTCCACTTTTACAGAAAGTATTAGAATTAATAGATGAATATGAACCTCAAATTGAATTTTCTGTAGACGGTATTCGAGCTACATTTACTCCTGATTTTGATGACGATATGGAAGAAGTTATAGATTGTACTTCTACTGTTTTTGATAATCCCAAATTGATAGAATATAAAGAGGAATAATTTAATGAATAATAGATTGAGACAAATTAAGAAACCATTTGGTCCTTATAGATGTCATTCATGTCAATATAGATATAGTGATTGTGATCATGGTTTTGGTAACAAACCTGATTATTGTAAAGATTATTATCCTGGTGGATGTTTATCTTGTAAATATCGTTATGGTATATATGGTAATGATTTTACAGCAAAAGAAGATACTCAATGGCTACAAAGAGGATGTGATGTATTCTTTCCATCTTCTTTAAGATGTACCAAGAGAAAACGTTTAGGAAGAAAACGTAAGAAAAGATTAAAGAAAAGAGGATTATTATAGAATTCTCCATCATCTATAGGAAATTTATTAATATAATTGATTTTATTTAATCATATTAATTGTAATTGCATCAAATTTGGTACATATTGAAAGGAAGTTAAAAATGAATAAAACAGAATTCTTTTATAAATATACAACAGCATCATCTGAAATGGATTATGATGAACGAATTAAAATTGAAAGAGAATCTATTGATACAAATCCTATCAATATAGGATATGGTAATAGAAATCTTATTATTGTAATGGAAGAGTGTAGTGAACTTATACAAGAGCTAATAAGTATGCAGTATGGAATTGGAGATAGATTATCTTTAATTGAAGAAACAGCCGACGTAGAACAAGGATTGGATTATGTTAAATTAATTTGCGATATTTCTGATAATGAGATTAATTATGATGTGTCGTTTGATACAGAAATAGTGTATAATAAAGCAACGAATCCAATTGTAGCATTATCGTTATTACAACAACAAATTTCTAAATATTTACGAAATAAATTATCTCATAAATACGATCTTATAGAAGCTGTCAAAAATGTATATATTTCTCTTGAATATATTAAATATGCATATTCTATAGATAAAAAAGAAATCAATAAAGCTATGAATGTAAAGTTACAAAGATTAGTTGAAGTTAAACAAAATAACCCATCAGCAATATATCAATAATAAAATAATAGAAAGGAAAAATATTATGGCAGATGTAAATTTATCGGAAGTTGTAAAAGTAACAAATAATACTGACTTAAGTTTTGAGATCGGTGGAGTTAATGTTCCTATAGGACAAATTTTGGGAGAAAAGTTAGTTGCTTCTCTCATGGAAAGAATTACAGATGAAGAGTTTGAAGTTATTTATAAATATATGCATGATCAGACTTGGAAAAAAGATTATTGTGGGGAGAAAGTTATTCTGAATTATACAAAGAAGGATAATTATTATAATACTCAAAGTACACCACCAACTATTGCTACATATGCTGAAAATCTTTTATCAGAAAAAATGAAAGAAAGAATCAAAGCTAAAGTAGAAGAAATAACTTCATCTGAAGAATTCTTATCTAAGGCAGACCAGATTGCTCAAGAGATTGTAGATTATGCTACAGAAGGTTATAAGAAAGATATGAAAGCAAGAGTATATGAACGTCTTGTTGCTAATACTGTAGATGCATCTCCTTGTTATGGTGGTGTGGATTTGAGATCTATTATCTTTCAATGTATTAATGATAGATTACGATAATATCAATATAATAATCCCTAGGGTATTATCTACCCTAGGGATATTAGTTTCATTTCAATTTCATAAAAATTCCCTCTAGAGATTTCTCTCTAGAGGGAACATTATTATTCTTTATAACCCGCTGCTATAATCAGCAAATTATGCACGTCCCTGAGGATTCAAGATCTGGATACGGCTCTGTACAGGCTGATATTCCTTCATCAAGAATCTCTCAAAGCTGTGAATTGCAGGCAGAGAAGGATTAGCAGCATTACGGATCTCGTTAGAGATGTACATCTGGTAATCATATAATCTGTAGCAGATTCTTTCAGTGTTACGAGGATTCAAGATAATCATCAACTCGTTGGTATTTCTGTACTTGTCAGATCCTACGAAGTTGTATACTCTGTGATCCTTGGTGTTAACGATGGTCTGAGTGTAATCAAGAGTTACAGGACCAATGTTAGCAGGAGCCTGGTAAGCATACTCTGTAGGAGTGATCTTTCTTACGATACGAGGATCACCAACGATAGAAACAGTCATGTTAGGATCGTTGAGAACCTGAAGCATCTTAGTTACAAGGTCATCCAAGTAATCCATGAAAGTAGCATGACGGAAAGTTACCCAATCAAGAGCATAGCCCTCATTAGGAGCAAAGTCAAAGCTGCCCTGGAAGCTTGTTCTTTCATCCATTCTTTCGAATGAAGCGTCGAAGAACTTCTTCATCTTCATATCTTTGTACTCAGACAATACAGTCTTAGTCATAGACATGATCTTAGTTACCTGGTTTGCATCATACATAGCAGATACATCCTTAACTTCTTCAGGAGATACGGTTGTATTGATAGGAGTTGCTTCCGGAATCTCAACGTAGTCAGAATCAACTTTCCACTTAACAGATACCATATCAAGCTGAGCGTTAGAAGTATTCAACTTAGCAGCAAGCTTAACCTTAGAGATCTTGCCCTGAAGAGTATTGATACCGATCTTACCATTGTTCATAGAACCGAAGATAGTATCAGTCAATACTGCAACGCCACCGTTAGCGTCAGTCTTATACTTGATAGTGATAGGCTGATTTAATACACGCTCGTTACGGTTAGGTCCACCGTAAGAAGGAGTGAAAGGAATGCTGCAATGGAACCAAAGGTTCTTCATACCAGCATCAGCTGCAGTAGCAAGTTCAGTCTTATTGCTGTACCAACCATTAGCATCCGGCATATGGTCACCTTCAGCGATATATACATTTTCTACATAGATACCACAGATGTGAGTTACAGAACTCAATTCATCAGTAGTAGTTCCACCGAGCTTACCGATAATATCAGTAGTACCAGTTTCAGGAAGAGATAACTCAAATTCCTTAGTAGGTGCTGTAGCATCGATAGCATCAGCGATTCTGTTCTGCTCTAAGAACATATCGATTTCTTCACCTTCCGGAGTAACGAGGATACGTCTTTCCATAGAAATGGTGAAAGAAGGCTGCACTGCAGTTACTCTCTGAACTACGTTACCCTGAGAGAATACGTTGTTCATAAGGATTAATTTATGGATAGGCAATGCCATACCAACCATAGGAGAATACTCTGTCTGGTAAGCGTTTTCCTGCATAGCATGGATATCGTTCTCAAACATAGCTTCTACATCTTCATGCATCTCTTCGAGCTGCTCAGAAGTTAAAGTTTCATTGTTATCGTCGATGAAGTTTTCACAGAAGAATTCCTTCAAAGCGTCTTTTGCTCCAGCGGAGCGAATTGTACGGGTAGGTTCTGCAAAGAAATCATAGTTCTCTACTGTAAGAATAGAGTTTGCAGCTTCAGTAAAAGCTTTACCGTAAGCATACAAAGGATCGTTTCTGTAAGCAGTTCCGCCGATCGTTTTCTGTCTAGTTCCTGCGATCATTTGCTTGTCCTCCTTATAGGGTTTTAATATTGATATTTTTCATATAATCAGTCAAAAATAGATTACTACGCAACTACCAGTTTGCGAGTACTATTTTTTATCATTATGTTCGGTGTTTTGATTTGATATTTCGAAGAATTTTTACTCTTTTTCTTATTTATTACCTTTATCTTCGTTTTCTTTTGCAAATTTCTTTGCTATATCATCAAGAATTTCGGTTATAGACTTGATAATAGTCAAAAATCTTACAAAAGTAACATCGTTTTCTACATAAGATTTTGTAGGAAATACCATTGTAAGGTAATCAGAAATATAAACCTTTACATCGTATAATGATGTAGATATTCTGGAGATAGTTTCAAGGTTATCTTCATTTATATCAAGTTTATTGATTCTTTCCAATATATCATCACAAGATGAATACAGATTAGAATATAAATTCTTCAATTCTTTAATCTTGATCTGTTGTTCTTCTGCTGTCAATGAAGCAAAGATATCAGTATTAGCTTCAATCTCTTCATCACCTTCTAACTCTTCACCTTCTTCACCAGGTTGCTGAGCAGTATTAGGATCTTCTGCAGCTGGATCTGCTTCTGCATTCTGCTGAGTTTCAGGATTTTCTTCAGCTTGCTGAGCAGCATCTTCTTCTGGAGAACTTCCATCATCTAATGATGTATCTATAGAAAAGTCATCATCAATACTTCCTTCCATATCTGCTGGAGAAGCAGAAGAAGTATTATCTTCCTCTGCCTCATGTACAGACTTTAAAGAAAGAATATCATATATAGATTGCATTCCCATAATTGATACTTTCCTTTCTTTTTATTTATCATCATTCTTACCTACACCAATATCTGCAGGAAGAACTCTTTTTCCAGTTCTCAGATTATATCTGATTCTCTGATACTGTCTTTGTAATTCTTTCTTGTATTGAATAAGAGCTCTATATTTCTTAATCTGATTATTACTATCAGCCATAGACATTTCTTTTTCTACAACTTCAAGTTCTGTTTCAATCTCATCAAGAATTAATAGTCTTTCTCTATCATTGAGCTTCTTAGAAACTGCTAATCCACCCATTGCTACAATAATAGGAATTGTAACTCCATTGGTTAATACTCCCAATATAGTCAATCCTAATCCAGCCTTAATACATCTTGAGAAAGAAGGAATCAGAGATCCTTTTATAATAGCTTCTCTTCTATCAGAAACAAGAGCCCGTTTCATACTAGTAACTACAGATCTTACAGAATTGTCTAAATTTCTTGACATTTCTTTTTCTTTGTTACTCATATCTTTAAACTTCTGTCTTAATCCCATAAGACCAAGCTTGATATTATTTAAATTAATAATAGGTCTCTTTCTTTCTTTTTGTTGAGAATCGTTCTGCTGATTAGATTCTTTCTCTTTAGAAACATCAGATTTGATATCTGTAGATTCATCATTATCTTCTGTTTCATCTACACTATCTTCATCCTCAGGATCTTCTTCGTCTTCATCATCTTCACCATTATAATAGCCTTTCTGACGAAGTCTATCTTCAAGAGCTTTACCTCCAACTGCTGTAGGTGGTTTGGATGATGCTTCTTCTATAATATCCAAAAGATAACCGTATGCTTCAAGCTGAATATTAGATGGAACTTCTTCCTCTCTAGTCCAATTTTCTACTGCTTCGGATACTTTCTTTTCCTGCTTAGAAAGCATTACATAAGACTCGTTGATTACACCTTCTTCAATAGCTTTATTGAACTGATAATCAGAGAATTTATCACCGAATACTTTTACAATATCACTATCAAGATTAAGATAACTCATAGCTTCAAGAGCAAGTGTAAAATGCTCATAGGTAAAATTATCAAACTTACTGAAGTCAAGAATCTGCTCTTCAATCGGAGCCATCATAAAACCATCATAAGTATTAAACTGACCTGAAGTTTCAACAAAAGTTTCCAGATACAAATCAATAGAAGAATCAAAATTATTTCTTACTTCGTTCATTTCTGATTCAGTAAGTTCAATTTCTGTAGTTTCTTTAATATTGATTTCTGCAATACCAGGATTGATAGTATAGTAAGCTCTCATAGTATCCATATTCTGAGAGATTAGTAAATCATTATATTCATTACATACAGTATCTAAGAACTGAGATAATTCATTTAATTCTGATTCAGTATAAGGATACTGTCGAACACATATACTCGCTTTACAATCTTCTCCAATATATGAATATATATTTTCTTTATATTCAGCCATTTCTCCAAAGAGAATATTTTTAGTTCTAGAAACAAAGTTTTTGATCTTATTTTTAGCTGAATTGATAAACTTCTTTTCTTTAACTTTAAGAAATTTATTAAGGTTAAAAGCAGCATTTACCAAGTTATGGAATTTAAAGATCTTATATTCATTAAGAGGTAAGCCTTCTCCAGTACTTGTATTAACAAACTTGATACTATCAAGGTTATTTCTACTGTATAGAATATCCTTAGTATAAGACAAAGAATCAATAGCAGGATTTAAAGCATTCTTAATAAAGCTTAAAGCTGCTGAAGAATATGCAGGATTTGAATTACCTACTAATTCCAATTCAGTCTTAATATTATCCATTTTATTAATGATTAATACAAGATCTTCTTTTGAATAATCTTCAACATTTTCTGCTCCATTATTGGCTACTAATTTAGTACAACCGGAAATATAATTGGGAATAATACCAAATGCTTTAAATACACCTTCATCTGATTCAAATGTTTTATTCTTTACGAATCCCCAAAGTAAATAAATCAAATTTTCGATATTAGCAAGAATATCCTGTTTATTGGTATCATTCATAACTCTGTTAATCATAACTGGCAAACTATTGTCTGATTTATTACAATTAACCAGATATCTATGAATAGCATCATTGATAGATTTATAAGGAGCAGTAGGATTTTCATCACTTGCTAACATGACTTGAACTTTAGCAATATCTTCTTCTTCGAGAATGTAATTCTCATTTACAGCTCTCCTGAAGTTATTCAATTCATGTTCAGAAATATAAGGATTCTGAATAAGATAGAATTCTACAATACCTTTCAGTAGATTTTCTTTATTATAATCTACATGATTTTTCTCCAAGAGATAATAACACTCTTCGAATAACAAATTCATTTTCTGATATTCTTTGATACGATAAGTATCAATCATATCGGCACAAGAATCAATAAAATACTTCAAACCAGCAGATCTGATTCTGTTACACTCTCTTTCAATATTAAATCTCTTTGAAATAGATTCATGATTCTTCAGAATTCTATCAGAAGCTGCAATAGCAGTACAATTTTCAAAAATAGTATTCTTCTGATCTTCTGTTAAATTTTCTCTTCTTTCCAAAGAGTTTACAACAGCTTCGATATTCTCCGTATAAGGGAGAATTCTGTCAACGTATTCTGCTAATATCCTATCAGAGATAACTGGGTCAACTGTGTTGAATGTTTCTAACAAATTGAAAATCTGATAATAATTGGAACTTGCATTCTGAGTGTTACATAAACTTTCGATAAAAGATCTTAACAACTGCTGAGTATCAGCATTTCTACCATTCTTTTTGATTTCAATGCTTCGGTTAAGATTATTGAAAATTTTATTAGAATCTACTTTTGTAGATTCTGTCACAGCCGAATTCAAGCATCGAGAACGCTTAAGAATAGTAGTATAATTTACTATCTTTCTAGACATTATAATCTCCTCCCTGTATAATAGGATATTTTATAAGAGTGTTGAATCTTACCGTACTACAATTTATTATTTATTCTTATAATCACTTTTAAATAATATAATAAATGATATTATATTAAATAAAAATCATAGGTAAGGAGAATAATAATGAGTAGCCGTAAAGAAGATCTGCAAAAGAAAATTAGTAACCTGAGAAAGGAATACAATAAGCTGGAAAAGCTTAAAGAAAAGCAGGAAGATAATGGTATATTTGATCCTGCTATAGAAAAGCAGATTGATGATATCTATGAAGAAATTGCTAATCTTGATAAAGAATTACAGGAATTGTAAATCATATACATATACCCAGTAAGGTATAATCCTTACTGGGATTTTAATTTGATAAGCTCAAGGATCAACATTGATATAATTGAATAAAACTCGAATTTTATCGAAAGGAGCTTATCAAAGATGATTAATTCAAAGATTGGTTATATCATCTGCGAATCTATGGGAGAACCATCTGCTGTTTTACAACCGAAGACAATTAATGGTAAAGTAGTTGCAGAATGTATTCTTCAGACAGCAGATGAAAAGAATAGAAACGGTAGATTCTATGCTCACGAAGAATTATTTCCTCAGATAACAGCACCTAGAACTTTAGAGTTGCTTCATAGTGGAACATTAAAAGCTGAATGTGGACATCCTTTATCCAAAGATCTTCAGAGACAGAGTACAATTGATGATACAAAGACATGTGCTCGCTTCTTGAAGTTATGGATTGATGGTATGAATATTATGGCTCATGTGGTTGGAACTAACAATGATCTTGGTAGAGCATTTGACCTGGATCTTAAAGAAGGTATTCTCCCTGCATGGTCATTAAGAGCTTTAGGTTCTATTACACAGACTCGTAGAGGTGCAGAGGTTAAGAATTTGAGAGTTATTACTTGGGATAATGTAATTTATCCTTCTCACCCTGGTGCTTATACTCAGAAGCTTGTTACAGAATCAGGTATTGTACTTGGTGGAAGTACTGTTCAGGAAACAAACGACATGAGTCCTAGTGGAATTATTATTCCTATTACCAACGAACAGGTTCTTAGATTCATTCAGACAGAATCTGCTAACTTGAAGTTTGTTAGAGAATGTTTTGATTTCGCTTATTCTGGAATTAAAGTTAATGAATCTGGATCTAAGGTTCTTCTTACAACTAATGAAGGTGATACATTGGTTGTTAATATTGAATCTTATATTCATGATGAATTGATGAGATATGATAAGAGTTACAGACAGATCTCTGAAGCAGATGAACAGAATTTCAAGTTTAGTATCTTAAAATAAACAAATAGTACCACTAGACGTAAAAGTCTAGTGGTATTTTATTTTATTAAACATTGGTGTAAAGGAAATTATGCTCGGTAGAAAGAATGTCCGTTTCTGAAAAGGTGTGTATAAAGTTTGTAGGAATCGACGTAGGTTCATTTCTATGAATTTCTCCTGAATAGGTGTTGAAAATTGCAAAATTGCTGAACTCTTGCCATGGTTTAGTAAAAACTCCGAGTATATTTTTTGTAGCTGGTGAAGACTGAGTGTAATTTCCTTTAACTCTTTAAAAAATAAGTTGCTGGTAGAGGTAAAACTCTACCAGCCTTTTAATTGGAACATTGTAATAAATTGATAAGACTATCAAAAGGAGGTTATGATCTATGGCATTAGCAAATAGTATGACATTATTATTGGACAAAATAGAACGTAGATTAGGTCTAATCCCATTATCACAGTTTTTGCCCGAAAATATGCAGAAACCTAAATGGGCTGATGTTATTCAACAGGATACATTAGTTGAATTTTCACGCTATTTCCCTAATCAGTTCAAAATGATTATTAATGATGAGAGTTGCAATAAAAAGCTTGACAAAGATACAAATACTATGTGGTATTACATTAAAGATGAAGTATTACAAGGTGCTAAGTTATTAGGATTAAAAGATATTGATTGGACTGATGTATCAGCTGCAAATAGCTCAATGACTAATGGTAGCATTGGTACATATTACTATCCATCTGGAATGCCTTGTATCGAAGCTACATTTGAATCTGTATTGGGATTACAGATGGCTGCTGATACAGCTTCATTATACAATAGAGGGATTTATATTGACTTCCAGTATCCTAATAGATTCTGCTTGAAAGGTTTAGCTAATACAAATTACGACTTATCGAGTTTTGTTGTAGTATTGTTAGTTGAACATGCTTCTTTAAATACTATCTCACCTACAATGATGAGTATATTTGAAGAATTGGCACAGGCAGATATTGCTAACTACTTGTATATGAACTTGAGATATTATGATGGTATTGATACGGCTTATATTAATATTGATCTCAAGTTGAATGAGTTGCAGGAAATCGCTAATAAGAGGGAGAGTATAATTGAAGAATTGAAAAACAGTTATGTTTCTGCTTCTAACTCAGCTATTCCTTATATTTGGTCTGTATAAGGAGGTAGCTAGCAATGAAAAATGATACTATGTATAAGCTCTCTTATGGTGCTGAAAAATTGAAGACAGTTAAAGAGAAAATTATCGAAGATATCAAAACGATCAATGCTGCTATGAAAAATATATACAGTAATAACTGTGTAATCGTGGTACTTTCTCCATGTAATAAACATGGAGAAATAAACCATGAATGTACTATTCATATCTACGATAATTTTTTAGAAGCAAATCCGTTGCTAAATCAGGAGCAATATTCTGATGATAAAAATATCTCAGTAATTCAATACGATCTTAAACATGATAAGTTTTTGTTTATTCTGTTAAAGACATATGATACTCGGAATTACAAGAGATTAAACAAACGACAGATACAAAAGATGTTTAGTGATTTGGAATTAGAATCCAAAGTACTATTTTTATACAATCAATTACAAACGAAAATTATACTTCACAAATCAGTTTAATATAAAGGTCCCTAGTAGAGAAAATCTACTAGGGACTATTTCTTTAAAATGTAAAAGTGCTATTTTTTAATTATATATTATAATTATGAATCAACCAATGATAATCTCAAAACATGGAGGTGTAAATATGAGAAATGGAAGATTTGGAAGAATTGAAACTGTAAAAAAGAATGCTGAGCAGCCAACTGAAGAGGAAATCAGAAGACGAATAAAAGATGCTCAGATAGCTAAGAAATTATTAATTTATAAGGAGAATACAAAATGAAAAATATCAAATTTGAAAATTTACATTGGGATGCTTCTTGGAATTCAGAAGGAGTTCAGGAAGACATCGAGTTCCGGCTTGGGAAAATTGCTAACGAAATGTCCAAGGAATATACTGTTTCTTGTGTAGTTGTAGTTATTAAGAATTGTGATATTCATGGTACATATGATACTATGGATATTCATGTATTTGCAGACTTTGGCGACGCAAATAATCTGCTTAATAGTGAGATGTATGAGTCTTATCATGCTCTTGACATTTATCATTATAATTGTTTGAAAAACGAGTTTACTCTTGTCATGGACAAACCTCATGATAGTTTCAAGTTTGGACGGCTTGCTTGTATTAATACACAGAAAATGTTTGATGGGCAGTTTGTAACAAGAATGAGGAAAGTATTTGATATGAAGAATACTAACGTTACACTTCATTGTATGAAGTTGTAATCTTCATTATATTTTCCAAAGTAGATCGGTAAGGTGCACAAAACACCTTACCGATTTATTTTTTATTTTCTTTTATCAAAGATAAACTTTTTAGTTGTACAACCAGCAGCGTGCATATGTCCACCACCCTTAGGGTCAATAGACTGAGCAATCTTATAACAATTAGCTCCCTTTTCTGCATCAGAATAGAAACTATATTCCCACAGACCATCTTTTGTGTAATGGAAACTGCAAACGAAATCGTATTCTTTTACTTTATTTCCAAACCAAGGAGATCCACCAAGAATCATATTCATACAGAGACCTTTCTTACCATCAATCTCATATTCGAAAGCACCAGAATTGACAGCACATTCGCCCATAGAATCTCTATACTTCTTACAAATCTGTCCTACTTTTAAAACTTCTTCAATATCATGCTTGCTGGTAAACAATTCATCCCATCTTTTATCAATAGGATACTGAATAGATTCAGCATCAAGACCTAATTTGAACCATTCAGTCTTCTCTCCATATTCATATCTCCATACATCATTATCATGAACATATCTTACTAACAATGGAGCAAATTTGTAGAGAGATTCACATTTCTTCTGGTCAATATTTTTCAACCATTTCTCTCTTTCATCAGCTGCCTGGTATTCTGATAAATAAAAGTAAATATATGTAAGCATACAAGCTGCTGTACCATTAACTCTTAAGCCAGGAATAGATTCACCAAATTTACCATACTTCTCGATAGAAGAAATATGATGATCAATCCAAATTACATCCTTAGTGATTTCTAATAATTTCTTCATATCATCAGGACCATTTTCAAAACTAAAGTCACAAATAACAACTTTTTCATCTTTCTGAATTTTATTCAAGAAATCTGAGCCTTTTCTATAATCTGTCATGATAATGTCATTCATATCAGTGATATTGAATTTCTTTGCTACTAAGAATGCTGATACTTTACCATCAGCATCTGCAGAATGTGATATAATTTTCATAATACAAACCCTTTCTAGTTTTATTTTTTATTACTAGTAAGTTTTTATTATAGTAGCTTATTAACTATTAAACACTGAATTAATAGGAAATAATTCCTTTGATTTTAATTTTATTATGAAAAAGGAGGTAAGAAAATCATGGGAGTAAAGATTGGTAGTGCTCGTCTTGACGAACGTGGAAAAATTACTGGTGGAGCCGCTGGAGATAATACCGGTAATGAGGTATCTTATCAGAATTGGTATAAGCATTCAAAAGGTTGGGTAGTAATCAGAGCTAAAGATGCTGCTGTAAGAAAGAAAATTGCTAATGCTATGAGAGCTGCTTGTACTAATAACAATATTGGTTATGATCAGTCAAACAGATCAGGATTATTTAACCTGGTAAAAAATCTTGGTTATGATCCTGCAAAATGTACTGTACCTACAGAGACTGATTGCTCAGCTTTGGTAAGAGTATGTAGTTGTTATGCACTTAATAAGAAGATTAACGATTTTAATACATCTTCTGAAAAGAATGTACTTGTAGCAACTGGTGCATTTGATACACTTACAGATTCTAAGTATACTAATTCATCTGATTATCTTTTAGAAGGTGATATTTTAGTTACTAAGACTAAAGGACATACTGTTGTAGTACTTAATGATGGAGATAAAGCTTATATTGATATGAGTGGAGCTGCTACACCTACATTAAAGAAAGGTGATAAAGGTTCTGAGGTAAGAAGATTGCAGGACAATCTTAATAAAACTATCAAAGCTGGTTTGCAGATTGACGGAGATTATGGTCAGAAGACTTATGATGCAGTTGCAACATTCCAGGCTAAGTATAATTTATCAGTAGATGGATGTTATGGTCCTAAGACGGCAGCTAAGATGGTTGATGTTCTTAACGGAAATGGTCCTGTAGTTACTGGACCGGTAAAAATTGCTACATATACTTTGAAAAAAGGTAATAAAGGTAGTAATGTAAAGACTCTTCAGGAGAATCTTAATATTGCTATCAATGCTGGACTTGAAGTTGACGGTAGTTATGGTCCTAAAGTAGAAGCTGCAGTTAAAGAATTCCAGAAAAAATATGGATTAGCAGTTGATGGTATTTATGGTAAGAATTCTTACAATAAGATGAAATCTTTGCTTAATGCTTAACAATTATCCCTAGTAGAGAAATCTACTAGGGATTTTTTACCGACTAATATACTTATGATTAAAAGGAGGTATATTAATGATATTCAAATTCAGATCTGATATTAAACTAAAAAGAGGAGATAAAGGAAAAAGTGTAAAAGAACTACAAGAAAACCTTAATAGTATTATAGATGCAGGTCTAGTAGTTGATGGATATTTTGGATATAAGACAGAAAAGAGAGTAAGAGATTTTCAAAGTAAATATGGTTTAATGAATGATGGTATTTATGGAAAAGAATCTCACAATAAAATGAAATCTATTATAAATAATACATATTGGAGGTAAATATTATGCAATTTGGATTAAAACCTGTAGTAAGTTATACTACAAGAGGTAAGAGAGAAAAAGAAACAGAAGGAATAGAGCATTATTTTATTACTCCTGAAGAAGCTAGGGTAAAGCTGGAAACAGAACAAATTCTTGCTTATACTAAAATCGGAGAAATTGAATACTTTGCTACGGTAGAAGCCTTAAATGGTTCTAATCTTTATATTATTGATCCCAAAGGTATTAAATATCTTAAGTCTCATTTCCCAAAAATGAATCTTAATGTAATTTATATTATGACAGATGAAGAACTCAGAATGAAAAGAGCAAGAGAAAGAGACAATGAGGATTTTATTAAATCTTTTGAAAAAAGAAATGCTGCTGAGAATGAACAATTTTCTGAATTTGAACAGAATAAAGAATGGGATATATTATTAACAAATAATGGAGATCCTAAAGATTGTATTCAGGAATTTTATGACTATGTAGTAGGTAAACAGTGGGATGATATTAAGAACGGATCTGAACCCACATTGTTTTTAGTAGCAGGAAGATCAGGATCAGGCAAAGATTACATAACAACAGAAACAATTAAAAGATTTGAATTAAAGCCGTTGGAGAGTTAATCTCCAACGGACTTTTATTTTAATTAGAAAATACTACATTTGTTACTTCAAGTGAACACCATTATTCAGAATAGAATTGTGTACCCGTTGCTATCATTTTCAATAATATATAATATTACATTTCCTAAAATTCTTAATCCTGATGAAACTCTAGAAAACTATATGATAGTTGAAATACTAATAATGATTTAGCTAATTTAACTCAATGGGAAAAAATTGGTCCATATACAGGCAAAGTATCATCAGGAAGTTTAGGTATTGGAGTTGCAACTTCTGTTATGGAAGTTATTGTAGTTGCAAAATTACAAAATAATAATAATGTTATACTTTCTGTACATATACCTTATATATACAATAGTACTAACAATACTTCTGGTACATCATATACAAAAATAAGAAGTGGATATTTTCAAAATGGTTCCAATGGAGGATATGCAGATTTTGCAATAAATGATTCTGGAAATTATATTCAACTTCATAATGCTTATTTAAATGGAAACGATGTATCTAGTTCTACAGTATGGGAAGTTTATTATCGTTATAAAATATAAATAAAATATCCTCTAGGGTTTATCACCCTAGAGGATTCTTTTTAATCGTTTTCTTTTTTATCTAATTCATCAAGCTTATCATAGTCAATAAACAAACCATACATTCTGTCTTTAAATTTCTTCTTAGACAACGCAATTCTTAACTCACGATACTGATTACATACATATTCCCAATGCTTTCTCTCACTATCATTCATTGTTTCTGTAGCAAGATAATCTTCAAGTACACCGAGTCTTGTACTGATACTTCTCATGATACCGTAAGCTTCTGTAGGTTCTGTACAGTTCTTAACTTTCAAAGCAAGCTCATAGAGATCGTTTTCAATACCTCTCAATCCATTTCTCTTAAGAGATTTAAATAAAGAAAATTCATTCAAACTACTTACATTCTTCTGCACAAAGAATTCATTAAGAGATACACTCTCTTCAAGAACATTACCTTCTATACGATCGATAGATGTAAGAGTTTTTTCAATCTCGGCAATTTCCAGTCTAGATGCTGTAAATGATCTAGAATCTTTCAGAGTGTTCTTAACAACACCAGAATAGATATTCATATTACGATACATTGTAAACATCCAGTTCAAAATAACCGCACTCGGAGATCTAAGCGATTCTCCTAATCCCTGTAAAGAAGAATCAATTTTCTGCCTTGCAGATACAATATAACTCTCAAGATTACAAGCCTGAATAGAGGTATTCATAGTAAGATCGTCCGGATTCTCTACAAATAACATACTACTTAACTTGAATAATGTGTCCTTGATAGCAAAGATAACAAGTTGAGCATAGTTTACAGATTCTCTAATACGAACAACATCTTCATTCTTTAACATGATCTTATCAACTTCAAGTCTGATCTTATCAAAGATATCATAATCATCCATCATAGAAGAGATTTCATATACAGTCACTGCTGCTAATTCAGTCTCATTCAGACCGATATCAAATAACTTACTATCGAATTCAATCTGATACTTATTCAGCTTAACCTTTTCATCGGTAGTAAGAATAACTGCTGCATCTGAAGGACTCATATTCGGATTAATACGGATACCGAAAAACTGCTTGTCAGTATTGTTTGTATATAAGACGTTAATACAATGATTATCATCAAATACATTATTGATAGCAGCCTTTAAGTCGTTAAGAATAGACATATCAGGTGTAATTACTCTATCTTCCGGTTTAAGGTAAAGAATATTGAGAAATACAGATTCAAGTTTTTCGATTTTTTCTGCTAATAATTCGATATTCATATTCTCTTATCTCCTTACTTTTGTTATAGTCATAAAGCAAAATATGCTTGTATTATCTAATTGTTAAACTTTCAGTTTTCAATTATATATTATAGTAATGAATATAGTACTACTAATGATATTTAATTCAAAATTACATAAGAGAAAAGGAGGAATATGATATGTCTAATAGTAACTATATAGAATTTAGAAAGTGGCTTAAACATTTTGCAATGTTGGGAGAAGAGGACAAATCATGTTATCCTTTTCCTATTTACAAAAGAAGATTTGATAAATCGAGCATCAAATCACAACTGTCCGTAATATATACAAATTATAAGATAATCATGAATAAAGAAATTGATGAATATGGAAAAAATAATATCATCGATAGCATTATATCTGACAGGTATGAAGTTCTTAAAAGTCTCGGTAAATCTATTCAAGAAACAAACAATAACTCCGAAACATTTGATACTGTAAATCAATATCTTAACAATTGTGTTATTATTAGAGATGAGATTTCTATGTTAATGCATGAAAAAGATCTTGTAGAAAGACATATCAGAAAAATAAAGTAAAATTCCTGTTACAATAATCCTCCAAAAACAATATATTAATATTGAAAAGGAGGATTATTGTAGCCATGAAAGATACCTCTGTTATAGCAAACGAGCTTTATTTTTTGGTTTCTGATAAGCTCGATAAAAACAGTAGAAAATTTAAAGCGATGATTGGAAATTTTATCAATACAAGACATAAGGAACTTTATGCAACCGCACCTTATGATAGGATATTCTTTAATAGAAAAGATGTAGAGAATATTTTTTCTTCTCTTGGAATTGATGAAAATGAAGTAAAAACTATTATGGATAAATCTTTCTTGATGCATATTGATTGTAGACCTAAATGTGCACAGGAACCTTATGTTCAAGTTTTAATGTGTTGTATCAGATATTATCTAAAAAATAAAGATAGACAGTCTGCTGAAATTACAACAATATTTACTTGCTTTACTGGAAAATTTTACGCTTCTCTTCATAGTAATTTCTGGAGAACTTATACACCTAGTGAAGCAGTAATGGAATATGTTATTAATAATATGCTTTCTGATAAATTTGATCTTAAAACAGAAGGTACTATATTTGGAGCTATTAAGAAATTATGTATTACTTGGCTCGATAAGTATAGTTCTAAGTTAACTAATAATACTGTTTCAGATGATGATATCAAGCAGCTCATTCAGCAGTTAAGAGATAGAGAAAAATCATTCTTAAAGAATATTGCTAATCTTTATTATGAAGCTTCTGAATCAAAAGCTTATATGAATTACGAAACTGATAGTTTAGATCCTGATGATTTTAGAATTACAGACTCTGATGCATTAAAAGCAGCAAGATTAACTGAAGCTGCTGTTGGGTTGATGACTTCTCAGAAGATTGATTTGAAATGTGTTGCTAATTGTCATGATCATAGAGTATCTTCTAAGAATATTATGACTATTCTTGAAAGTATATTATCTGATAATGAGAATATTCCTAATTTGAAATGGGTAGTCAATGTTCTTATTTGTGACTTTATGTCAAACTATCCTGGAAAAGAAGTAGGTGGAGCAGATTTCTTATCTTATACTATGAAATCTAAACCTAATACTAAGAATGAATATCTTCTAAAGATGAAACAAATTGTTTATAATTGGTTGAATAGAACTGATGTGTTTAGAAAATGTAAGTCTGATATAACTATGAATAGTTATTATCGTTCTATTCTTATGTATTTCGCTTTGATGGTTTCTAAAGTAGCATTAAAAGGATAAAATATCCCCTAGGAGTATAAGACTCCTAGGGGAATTATTTGTCTAAGATCCTGATATTTACAGAAGTCTGTCTTTTGTACAAGTGTATGTCATATGCTTGCAAGGTTCTTTACAAGAATATCCTCTCCACATACAACGAGGAAGAATTAATTGTTCTCCTGTTTTTTCTCTATCTTCTACCATAGATACTAATCTTGCTGCGTTAAGAGGCGATACTTCTGTAAAGATATTATTTTTGATATTATGCCAGCTAAATTCAAACATAAGTCTAATCTGATCACAAGTAATATCCATAATTTCTTTTTGAGCTCGCATACATACTCTTTCTTTACATTTAAGATAAAAGTTTTCGAAAAGACCTTGTTCATGAATAAATAACATAGTAGCTTGACATACAACATTAGAATTATTGTACATATCTCTCATGTCATTTTCCCATTCTTTAATATCTTCTTCTTTTTGCAGAATATAAGGTGTATACCAAGATTCTTCAAAAATGTTTACAATAGTATAGTCTATTGTTCTATGACGCTGTTCCTGAGCAAGACATGCAAAACTATACATATTATACATATTATATGCATCATGTTTTATATAGCTATGATACTGTTTTCCAAAACCAAAAGGTTCATCTCTTTTGAAATTAGGAAGACAACCATTGATGAAAGCTTGTCTTTCATGCTCATAAACTGGCTCATAAAATTTAATTCCGATATCTTTATGATCAACAAGAACAGGATTTTCTTTATCCATATTCAAAGCAGCTCTAAATTCATCTGCTAATTCTTCTGCTTCTGCAGCAATCTGGGTAAAGTAATTAAATCTTGTCTTATAATGAGGAACAATAATATTATTCTCTATCATATCATTGATAGTTTTAGCCATCTTATCAAGCCATTCACAAAGAAGAATAACTCTACTAAAAGAAATTGTAAACATCATTACTGTAGGAGTAAATACAGATAAGAAATATCTAGCATTCTCTAATGCTAATTTCTGAACCTCTTTATCTGTATAACTATCGCCATATGTATCTTTAATGATACCCTGAAGTTTCTCTGTCCATTTTTTATAATACTTCTTTTCAATCTCAGTCTCAGGATTCATACTAGTATATCTACCTGACTTTTCAGAAGTAGCATATAACTTAGTAGAATTAAGCACCATAGCCATAGCTTTGCTCGTTTCAATAACAAAACTAAAATGAGCATGTTCAAATACAGAATAATGACCAGATTTAGTATTACCACCTGCTCTCTTTATAGCAGTTACATCATTTTGAATACCATTTGACAAATAATCATCAGGCATATAACAAATACCTGCAGCTTTGCCGGAAAATACAATAGCTTCATCTCTCATAGCATCCGGATTAAAGAAAACATTATTCTTAGCTTCACCATCTACAGGTTTTTCAACTGTTCTTGCAACAACTGTTACTTTTTGTTTCATATTGATATCAACCTCCAAATTTTTATAGTATTATAAAGTTTTATATATTATAAATTTTGACAATACTAACTTAAATTTAATGGTTAGACTGAATTGCCATCTGGTTAATCATTCCTTTAAGACACATTCTACAAAAGAGTACCCCTAGGAGTGTTAAACTCCTAGGGGTATTTATTCATATGAATTAGTTTGTTTCTTCTGCTGCATTATCAGTAGCACCTTTAGCAGCTCTTGCTTTCTTGATATACTCTTTCTGAGCAATCTTAGCAATACGAGCAGCCTTAGCACCATACTTGTTAAGAATCTTTGTAGCATACTCTTTCTTAAGTCTGCTATACTTAACCAGCTTATCAAAGTCCGGAGACTTAGCAGCCTTAGCTAACTGATAAGAAGTTAATTTAACACGACGGTTAAAATCTGATTCAAGAGTATTCATACGAACCAAAGCATTCTTCTTCAGAACTCCCTGCTCTACAAGAATAGCTGCTTCCTGAGATTCACAGAACTGAGCGATCTGCTCACTGCTTCCTCTAAGAACGTCATCGATCAGAAATAATTCCAACAGTTCAGCATCTTTTGCAGCTTCTTCGATAGAAGCAATATGTGTTGTGCCATATAAATCTGCCATTTTGATATCCTCCTTAAAATCGTATTAATATTGCTCAGAATCAGCATTTTCTAAGCAGTATCATGGATAATTATTTTATTATGGAAATAAAATTATCTCTATTTTATTACTATTAATGTTAAAAATTAACCCCTGTAAATTGAAAAATTAACTCAATTTTTACTCATATATAATAATTATGATATATTGGAGATTATTATGGATAAAAATAATATGGTGAGATTTATATCGTGTTCTCAAGCAGAATATGATAGTAGAACAAAAATAGATGATATTGATAATCTATCTAAAGAAGATTCTAGTAATAAAAATAAAGAAGAGGAGAATAGCAAAGAATGATAATTTCAGAAAGTCCAACTCTAGTCAAATATAAGGAGACTATGAGACAATGTATTCGTTTATATTATCCTGAAGCTCCCGATACAGATATCAATGCAGCTATTGATTATAGTATTAATAAGAGATTGCAGAATGCAAATGCAAAAATATCCAATTCTTATAAGAGATATAAAGTTACAAAAACAGATCAATTCGGAAATCCATATCAAGAATATGTAGAACCTGTACAAAATATAAGCTTACTTAAGTTGTCAGACTATATCTTAGCAAGAGAACCTATTGTAACAGCTTTTGGTACAATGTTTAAACATCATGGAACAGTCCCTAATCCGTTAATGGAAGTAGTACAATCATTCTTGGATAATAGAACTAAACATAAGAAGCAAATGTTTCAATTCCCTAAGGGTTCTGAGCAATTTGAGAAATTTAATTTGCTTCAAAGTTTGGATAAGATCGATGCTAATGGTATTTATGGATGTCTTGGACAGTATACAGCTTTAATATATAATCCAAACGTTGCCACTAGTATTACATCTCAGGGTAGAGCTTCTGTATCTTCTATGGCTCTTCATTTTGAAATGTTTCTTGCAGATAATGTAAAGTTTGGGTCTTTAAATGAACTTGTAGAATTTGTAAATCATATTTGTAGTGAAAGAAGACAGAGAATGTTTAACGATTCTCTTGTTCTTAATCATATTCCTACAAAAGAAGAATGCTTTGCAAAGCTTGTATTAGATACAGGATATAGATGGGTACCTAATGATGCTGAACTGGATATTATTTGGAAGATTGTTAACAATCTTACTCAAGAAGATATTACAAGAGTTTATTATAAGAATAATCTTTATGAGTTTGCAAGTAATACTTATGTATTTAATATTATCAAGAAAATGCTTAAGAATTTGCAAAGACCATTTTATACATCTGCAAAAGTTCCACCTGAAATTGCAGAAGATATAAATGATTTGAAAGATTTGATGATGGAATATGTATATTATAGATACATGTATATTGATAGAATTGATCGTTGTGATAATATGATTAAATCGGTTACCATGGTATCAGATACAGACTCTACAATCATTTCTGTAGACGCTTGGTACAGATTTGTAGTAAATCAGATCAATGAAGAAGAGCTTCGTATTGCAAATTATTGTCCGGATCCAATTATGTTTTTGGATAAGAATGAAGATGGTGAATATGATTGTAAAGAATGGATGAATCATCTTAATTTTGAACCTAAACAGTATGATTATGATTTTAATACAGATGAAATTGTAGAAATGGAAAGATTTAATAAACCTGAAGTATTGACAGCAAATGATAATGTAAGATATTCTATTATCAATATCATTGCATATGTTCTTGATAATACAGTCAATGATTATATGGTTAAATATTGTCAAAATACAAATTCTGTAAAAGAAGAATATCATCCTGCTAAAGAATGCAAGGTATATGCAAAGAATGAATTCCTTTTTAAACGATTACTTATGACTTTGGTAAAGAAGAATTATGCATCAATAATGGAAGTTCAGGAAGGAAATATGGTTCCAGAAAAGAAACAGCTTGATGTTAAAGGTATTGAAATTCTTACTAAGTCTAGTAAAGCTTTAAGTACAAGAAAAGCTCTTCAAAAGATATTACTTGATGATATCCTTCGTGCACCTGTAATTGACCAGCTAAAATTTGTTAAAGATATTGCTATATTCCAGAAGCAAATTGTAGATTCTGTGAAATCTGGTAGTAAAGAATTCTATAAACCTGTAACTATAAAATCTATGTCTGCATATGATGACCCTATGCGTATTCAAGGTATTAAAGCATCTATTGCTTGGAATATGATTAAACCTGCTGATGTAGAAGCAATTAATTTGCAGGAAAGAAATGCTGTAGATATTGCTAAAGTTCAAATCGATATGGCAACTGTAGATAGAATTAAAGATACTTTCCCAGAAGTATATGTTAATATCTTAAATGCTCTTGATGATGATACTTTCAAGACTTATGTAAAGAATCCTAAGACTGGTCAAAAAGATAAATTAACAAGTAATGAGATTGTTGCTGTAGCAATTCCTCTTGATACTGTACTTCCTGCATGGTTAGAACCATTTATCGATTACGATTCTATTCTTGCAGATAATCTTAATGGATTCCCTTATGAAAGTATTGGTATTAAGAGATTAGGTAAGAATAATATTAACTGTACAAATATAGTACAGTTATAAATGCTAGATCAATAATATATTATAATATTGATAAAATAAGATTCTTGTTACATTGATATAATAGAAATACCAGAAAAGGAGGTATTAATTATGGGACCGAATATTGGTTTAATTACAGAACAGGGAGACCTTGGTTTAGGTTTTGATGTCCTTAATGAAAAGGACCAGTCTACTTATCAGAATGAAAGTAATAAGAATACTGATAATGATGACAAGAATGATAAATAAGATTCTTATAGAGTCCTTAGGAGTGAAATATCTCCTAAGGATTTTAGCTTATTTTTGGTAGCAATAATTTCGTTATATGTTCAATAGGGAGAACGGTTGGCTGACACCCAGCAGAATTAAGAGAATTATGAGAGCTTAATCAAGACTTACCGGACAATGTCAAGTTTAGGTAGTATAAGTGTGGTTCGATTCCACTAACGAAATATTGATTACATAGATGATACTATATTAACTCATTTAAGGAGGAAAAAAGATGAATGCATTATTGATTGGTGTTGGTGCAGCTGGAAATAAAGCAGTTGTAACAGCAATCGAAAACGGTACTATGAAAGTCGAGGATACAGCAATTGTAAACTCAACAAGTAGAGATTTCCCTAAAGAATATCAGGGAACAAAGATTATCTTATCTGCAACAGATACTGGTTGTGGTAAAGAGAGATCTGTAAGCAAGGCTTATACGAAGAAAGCTATCGGAGAAGGAAAGTTCAATTTCAATGAAAAGATGGCTCAGTATGCTACTGTTATTATTGTAACTTCTGTAGAAGGTGGAACAGGTTCAGGTGCTACTCCTACATTAGCTAAGTTCTTTAATAAAGTTTATACTAAGAACGTTCATATTATTGCTTTCACAGGCTTTGAAGATGATGTTAGAGGTCTTGCTAATACAGTAGATTTCTTTAAAGAAATTGATCCTGCTATTATTGTTCAGACTATCTCCAATGCATCTTTCTTACCTGCAGCTGGACAGAATAAGATGAAAGCAGAAGAATTGGCTAACAGAGAAATGGCTGAAAGAGTAAGAGTTCTTATTGGTAAAGACTTCATTGATGGACGTCAGAATATTGATGATACTGATATCTTGAAGTTATCTAATACTTCTGGTTATATGACCGTTGAAAAGAAGTGTTTTAGTAAATCTCTTGAAACTAGAGATGATTTTGAGAAGATTATCAAGAATATGATCTATAATACAGCTTCTATTAAGACGAGTGATCCTGCAGCTGTAAGACTTGGTGTTATTATGAATATCAGTCCTGCATCTGAAGATGCTATTGATGGTTCATTCAAGTCTCTTAAAGCAGCTTATGGTAATCCTTTTGAATTCTTTAGTCAGATTCAGTGGGATGGTAAAACAGAATATATTGCTTATATTGCATCCGGTATGAAGATGCCAATTGAAGAGGTTCAGGCTGTATATGAAAGATATAAAGAACAGACAGCTAAGATTAATAAATCTGGTGATAGCTTCTTCTCTGCTATGGAAAGTATGGGAACATTAGAGGAAGATTCTAAGTTCAATATGATTAAAGAAGTAGAGAAAGGTATGTCGATCGCAGATTTTCTTAGCGAAGATGACTAATAATTAATGAGACAAGGTAGCTCCATTGCGTTATGAGGGGAGTATAGTTCGGTGATGTGGAGTGGGTTATTCCGAACAATGTTTATCAAGGAGGTTCCTATGAGTTTATTTCCATCATTAAATAAGGAAGATAAATCCTTAGATGAATTAAACAAATTGCAACAAGGTTCTCTATTTCATTCAATTGAATATGAATTATCTGATATTGTAAAGAAGATAAAGAATATTGATAATTTGAATGAGGTAGAGATTAAACAAATCATCATAAGACAGCATTCTATGATATTAAACTATGATTTATTTTTAATGTCTAATGAAACTCGCCAGGATGCACAGACATTATTTATGAATGAAAAGTTCTTGAAATGTTTTTTAGATGTAATCAGACTTATTGAAATATCTGCCCATGAGAAAATTTGTATCAATAAGCTCGCCTATGATTACTATATTAACCCATATGGATGTGATCCTAAAGTTTCAGACTTATTATATCAATTAACTACTGAAGTTAATGGTAAAGAAGTTATTGTTCTTAGTGGTATTCTTGGATTGCGAAATGCTCAAATTCTTAGCATGATAAGAAATTCTACTTTTAATATAGAGAAAGCTGTTCATCGTGTAAATACATTTCTGGTTAAATGTAATAATAATTTGAATATTACTAGTGTATCTAGTATATATTGTCATCTTTTTGAAAAATTTACAGATGTATTTATATATACAATGATGGAAGCTGAACCAATTGGATTGAACTTTGAACAAAAACAAAAGTTTGATCTAATATCTATTGTTATGCTTGAGATGATGAACTCTTTATCGTGTGCTGATATTAGAAAAGTCTTATATGATTATGCTTTTATACTTAGTATGGTAAAAGTAGATACAAGAATAAGATTTGCTATTAGAACAGCAGAAAGATATAAGAGAGTTATTTCTGTTATTGAATCTATAGAGATTCAAGATAATTTGTATATACCGTAAAATTAATACAGTTTTAATTGACAATAAGATTCTCCCTCTAGGATGATGAATCCTAGAGGGACTTTATTTTATTTTTTGATTATATAATATAAATATGTAAACAAATGATACTATACTAAAAAGAAAGGAAAAAATTTTATGGGTAATGATGTAATTATTATTGATATTCTTGATAAGGTTTTAGAACCTGAATTCTGGACAATGATGATGGAAAGGAAAAGGTACACTGGACATTTGTACAGAAATAGTCCTTATGAGTCTGATGATTCTTGTGGTAACTGTGATGGAGCAAGATGTGATACTTGTAAAGAGATTATTATTCCAGCAGATATCGAATGTTCTATTAAATGTGATAAATTGGAACAAATGTTACTTGATAAGGATGCACCTAAAGATGTAGCTCAATATTTTACTTATGACGATAGTTGTAAAATGTATTATAAAGGATATCATTTTGTATTTCCAACTGCAAAAATGTTAAAATCACAGTATCCTGAAAAATATGAAGAAATTAAAACTGCATGTATTGAAAAAGATCGCAAAGAAAGAGAAGAGATTCAGAAGCGATTTCCAAAGAAAGCTTAATATAAGTTAGAAGAAATTAGATATCTAATGGATAGTGTACATTGGAAATAATGCTTTTATGCATTAAAGATCATATTGCTTATAAGATGAGACGACTATCTAAAAGATCTGTAACTTATTAACCCCAATTTGGTAATTAGGTATAATTACCTAAGTAAGAGAAAGAAGTTAAGAAGTATTAGGAGGACTCGAACAATGAATTTTATATCTAAAAAACTTGGTAGAAGATTAATATGTACTAGTTTTCTATCAATAATGTTACTTTTCACATTTACTGCTGCGGTAACAACTAGCAAGGCTGAAGGAAGATATCCTGAACCTATTATAGTTGAAGCTGAAAAAATTACTTCAGAAGATATTATTATAAATAATGAAGTATCTCCAGTAATAGAATATGTATCAGAAGAAAATATTGTAGCAGAAGTTGTAGAACTTCAGCAAACTTTTTCTGCTCCTACTGAAACAATATTGTCAGAAGTTGTTATATCAGATGAAGAAAGATGGACTTCAATTTCCCATTCATGTGAATCTTATACAATGTTTGTAAATGTATCTGTAGACAGTTCTTTAAATGTAAGATCTCAAGCTATAATTGGTGATAACATTGTTGGTGGTTTACATTATGGAGATCAGGTAACTGTAGTTGGTTACAATACATACGATCAATCATGGTCTGCTATTGAGTATAGAGATAAAATAGCTTTTGTATCCAATGAATATTTAGAAGAGTGGGTAGATTTATCTCTCCGAAAAGATGAAACTTATCATAATCCTGAGTGGGATGGAGAAACAAAATTAAATTCTAGAAATGGTAGAATTGAAGGTCCTAGTGGTCAGGAAACTTATTATAATCTTCCAATGGGTACATGTGTTTATTATATGAACTTATTAGGATATGATTATGAAGTATGGGTTCGTGAAGATGGTGTTAAAATGTTTGGAGACTATATTATGGTGGCTGCTAATTTGGAAACAAGACCGAAAGGTAGCTTGGTAGAAACTTCATTAGGAACAGGTATTGTTGTAGATACTGGTGAATTTGTAAATTGGAATCCAAATGGTATTGATATTGCAGTGACTTGGTAAAAAGTTTTTATATAAATAGTCCTAGAAGAGAAATCTTCTAGGACTAAAATTTTTATTTTTATACATCTCGATACAATACATTAATATGATACTATAAGAAACGAGGTTGTAAAATGTCTAACAAATTACCAAAAACACCTGAACCTGAAGTTGATAAAGAAAATTGTATAGATTGGAAAGCTATAGCTATTAATCAAGAAAAAGTCAGATTATCTTACGAGAGACAAAAAAGAAAAATTAAGATTTTTAATATTGTATGTATAGCTATCTCTATTATTTTATCAATTTTAGTTATATTTTTAGTTAGATATTGTAGACATAATATTGATAAACAAAGAGAATATCTTCAATCAGAATATGAAACTTTTATAGAAGATGGTGTTACAATGACAAATGATGGTCTTATATACTTTGTAGCAAAAGTAAGAGATTTAGTAGTAGCACCAGCAATGGTAGGAGACAATGTAATTAGCGGACCATCTACATATATCTATATTGTAGATTATGATGGTCATGTATTTTCAACAAAGTTTCATCCAGAGCTTTTATTACTTACAGATGGTTCATATATCAAAGTTTATTATAAACTAGAATATGTAGATGAAGTTTATATTGAACTTTCTGATTATGAAATATATGGTAACTTAGAAAATGAATATTATTTAAACGCGGAGGTCAATGGAAATGAGTAATGAGAAAATTCAAGACACAGAAATTATTGGGGACAAAGCAGTAGATGTAGAAAATATAACTCCGTCTGCTTATTTTGATTATGTCAAAGGTTTAAAGGAAAAATTAAATAGAGAAGAATATAATATCATTATTGATTCTGCACTTAAGATGATTGAGAAGTGTAAGATTACCAGACAGACTGCTATGGCTAAAGAATTAGCACATCAGGTTGATTTGGCTCTCAGAGAACTTAATGCTGCTAATGAAGGATTTGATATATTTGTTAATAGAAAAGTAATCGAAAAATATATTAGCGATGTAGAAGGAAAAGCTATCAAGATTATTGAACTCTCAGAATATACCAGAGAGATTCCGGAAGAAGTTATGGATAGAGTAGCGAAAGCTGCTGATATTTTTGATCAGATGTATATTGTCTTTACAGATTATACCAAAAAAGAGTCTAAGAGAGTAGCTAAAGAAAGAAGAGACAAGGATCCTATCTTATTTGGTGCATTTCAAGATAAACAAGGCGATGGTAAGAATAAAATCTATATCGAGGATAGATTATTCTTTATTGCTGACTGGGTTGATGATACTTGTGATCTTACTCTTGAACAGATTGTAAGACAGACTCAGGGTAAATCTGATGAAGTTCTTACTTATAAGGTAAATACCCCTGAAGATTTTGAACAGGTTAAATCTTATTTGAATAGTTTCTCTAAGCCTATTGAAGAAGTTAAAGAGAGTGAGGTTATTAAACCTGTAAAACTTTTTGATAAGGTAAAAGCAGCTGCCAAGAAAGCTACTACAAGAAAGAAATCTACAACAGGTACAACTGGAGCGAAAAGAGGTAGAAAGAAGAAATCTGAAACGACGGAGGAATAATATATGGCTCTTGTAGAAGGTGATATTGACCTCACTCAAAATCTAGATTTTTACAGGAAGAAGCCCAAAAAGCTTCTTCCTGCTAATGTTAAACTTTTGGGTAGAGATGATGTACCAGAGTCTAAATTAAATACTTCAATTGATAATCTTTATATTACTACTGTTTCTAGAAGTAGTGTGTCTATTAGTTATAGTAATACTAGCAATTATCAAACAGTTCGTAGATGGACAATAAATAATAATAATAATGAAGAGTTTAACTATATAGATATAGATGATAGTACTATATCTAATAGTGATAATAATCTTTATATTACAAGCAGTAACTATAGTACAAGTATTACAACTACAATAAATAGTAGCAATACAACTTCTACCAGTTTTTCGATGAGATATATTTTGGATGATAGTGATGAATTAGATTCTTGGATTACTACTAAGAAGAATTATAAGAGAAAATATAACTCTGCTATAGATACAGTAAAAAGAATATTTTCATTATGGGATTCTAGAGACGTATTTGAAGAAAAAAGAAGTTTGGAAATTTATCAATGCGGTTGTGGAGCAGAATTTTTAGCTCCAAGAGATTTTTATGGTTGTTGCAAAAAATGTCTAAGGAACGAAGAACTTAAAAAGAAAGAAGAAATGTATGCTTCAAGAATCAGATATAATAGAATATTTCAATTCAGACATAAAAAGATCGTTGATGATTATGACTATATAGGTGATGAAGTTCCCTGGCATAATACGGGTGAATCTTTCGGTATACCAAAACCTAGAAGTTCTATAGAAGCAAGATACTTTATGCTTTCTGGAAAGAATAATAGTACTCGTAGGTATGGTATTCCTTGGTTTCAAAATCTTAACCAAAGAATATATGATGATTATATTGATGAACTTAAAAATGGAGAGAAAGACTATAGTTCTTATCTTACAAATATGAGTTGGATAGGAATTCATAGACAAACAGATGATGAAGAGTTTATTGATTCTTTAAATCTTGAAAACATAAGAGAAGTTTATACTGATGATGATTTTAGACCAGTCAATGTGATTCCTGATGAATATATCGAAGACGTTCCTTTATTTAGAGATGACAATCAAATTACAATATCAAATGGTAGTGATTTATATTGGACTAACTCAGATCTTGAGACTATGGTATATAGTAGTTAAACAATATGAAACCCGTAGGAGTTTGTAACTCCTACGGGTTTATTTTTTAGTTTTGATGACTTATTTTCATATTTGTTTTATCGTATACAATAATAGAGATTAACTATTTCTATTGTCAGAATGATCACGAACTTCCAGATCAAGATATCGATGTTCATAGAGATCCGCTAAATCTCCATTACCGTTATTATTACGATAATCTCTATATTTTACTCGAATCTTTTTATCTTCTGCTGGAGTTACATATCCTCTTGCAAGAGCAGCATAAATCATATCCTCAAGTTCAAACTTAATGTTATTCTTCATTAACGATTGCATGTTCTTGAGCATAGTATTCTGATCTTTTAATTCTTTTGTATGTCGTTCAAGAATAATAGATTGTTCCTTTTGTACATCAATAATTCTGTTTATTGTAGCCTCTATCTTCTTACTATCCGATAAAGTTCCATCCTCACGCAAAACAAATTTATCATCTGTACCAGCTTCACCGTTATTGATATTAATATTAATTTCATTATGCTGATCAACCGGTTTCTTATTTTCTGACCCTTCATCATTATTAGTTTCATTTAATGGATTTTTTAATAGTTTATACTTTGATTCATGTTTTAACAAGAATTCTGTATCAAACCATATTGATGCTAAAAATCCCACCAAAGGAGCTACAACAATATTCCATATAATGACAATCTCGTCAGAATTAGCCAATTTTACCAATAAATAACAAACCAAAAAAGCGAAAATATAACATAAAGATAGATGAGCAACAACATATGTTTTGTATCTATTAAATAGTTTCTTTCCTTCATTCTTGGATGTATCGATATCGGCACTCTTGATATACATTGCAAATCGTGCAATAAAACAAATTAATAAGAAAATTAGATTAAGTACAAAATGTGTGCTATTATATTGAGCAGAATTAATCTTGTCAAAGAAATGAACAACAACATCTTCAGCTTCACCTATATTTCCATCTATGTTTACACTAGCAACCGCCATCAAATTAGCTAATGTAAAATTGCTAACTGGATTAATCATATCATATATTATCCTCCTTTGTGAGTATTTTGATCGATTAATGTCGTTTATTATATAAAAGTTAACCATAAAAGATGCTCTTAGAGGTTACCCTCTAAGAGCAACAATTTTGATATTTATAACGGAGAGTAAACAGATGTAATCTGTCTAACAAGATTTTCAAGTGTATTCATACGCTCATACATTTCAGCAGGCTGATCCAATACACCTTTAATATTAGAAATATCATTATTGATGATACTGTTGCAGATTGATTCGACAGTCTCAATTTTGCTATATTTTCTTACTCTTACTTCTTCAAGTTTAATATCAATAATTCCACACTCTTTAACAATGAAGACATTAGTTGTATTAGTTTCAATAGAATCCAAAGTATTAGTAATATCTACCATCAATGTATCAAAAGTGATTTCAGGAGTTGTTATTCCTTCCATGATTGTTAACCATCCTTTCTTATGATTATATTTAATAAAAAGTGCTTTATAGAAAAATGTAAAAATTGCAATTTTCAATTATATACTATAATTATGAATAAAGATACATATTACTTAAGATGATATCTTATTCACAAATGATACTCTTAAACAATATAAAGAAAAACGGAGGAAAATAATATGAAGATTATTATGAGTATTAAGGAAATGGCAGCATTAGCAGGAGTAGCGAAACAGTTTGATGAAATTATTAATCCTAAGGACCAGAAGAGAACAGTTCAGGATATGATCACTCAGATGATCAATGATTTCAAGGAACCAGAGAAGCATAGCTTCTTTAGTATGAAGTTGGATTCTGAAATGAATCTGGTAGTAGAGTGTGAGGCAGATGCAGTTGCTAAGTTACTTGGAATTTTTAAAGACTTTGTTTCTACAATGTATCCTCTATATAAGGCAGCATGTGAATGTGGTGCAAGTTTTGGTCAGCGTATTCAGGAAGTAGTTGATGAATATAAGGAACCTGAAAAGGAAGAAGATCATCCTGTACCAGCAGCAGTTGTTGTAGTTACCAGAGGAGCAAAAGTTCCTGATGAAGAAAGCTTCGAAGAGAGATTTGCTAGAACGCAGGAAGAAATCAACGCAGCTCATAAAGAAATGGAAGAAAGAAGAGCTGCATTCGAAAAAGCACATGCTGAAAGAACCAAGGAGATTGACAGAGCAGTTAAGAAAATGAGAAATAAATACAAGAAAGATTTTAAGTGCAATAAGTGCGGCAGAAATGCCAAGCTGGATCCTTTAGCAAATAATCATACTTGTAAGAATTGCGGTTCTACGATGGTTCAGATTTTTCAGTAATAATATAAGGCTAGGTTGAAATATACCTAGCCTTTATTTTTAAAATTTAGGAGGGAAAAATAATGAAGATTGAAGAATTGAAGAGAATGTATACTGGTGATGAAACTAATAATTATTATGAGGTATCTACTCCTCAGAAGACAGAGCATGGATATCTTGTAGACAATCTTAAAGATGGTACAATGACTGAAATTTATAATCTTGAATATCAGAAGTCAAAATATCATCAGGAAGGATTGACAGAGCATATTGCATTGGTAGCTCACAAGATGCATCAGATGACTATGTTTACATCAAGAAAACAGAATAGAATAGCGGTAGCAATTGCTATTCTTCATGATCTTGGTAAGAAGTTTACTATCAAGATCAATCAGGTTGGCGATGTGTGTTATTGGAATCATGAATCATTATCTGCCAATCTTGCAAGAGATTTTCTGTTAACTCATAACGATGATGGTCACTTTACAGATGAAGAGATCAATATGATCTTTATTATCATCCATCAGCATCTTCAGTTAAAATTAATCAAAGATGAAATTGCCAGAAGATGTTATATAGAGGGATTCAAGAAGATATATGGAGCAGAAGCATATGATTATCTTGAGCTGCTTGATCAGGCAGATCAGGGTTATCCAGAAGGAACAGAAATTGATTATAATTACATCAATGAGGGATTCTCTATTATTGAGGATTACTTATATTTTTAAGGAGGAAAACAATATGGCAAATTTAAACGAAATGCGAGAATTGAAAAACGTGGTGGAGCAGATAATGTCAGATAAAGATCTGGCGAAAGAAATTTATAATGAAGCTGATAAGTTATTAGAAATGAAGCTTCATAATGCCGGATTGTCTGCTGTGAGAGGAAACTATAATAGCAAAGATATACAAGAAGCTAGAGCTGCATATTATTTACAAGATTTGATACATGCTGTTATAATCTATATGGAGGATGGAAATTCGTCAACTATAACAATGAATGACGAATTATATCCTAATGCAGAGAAACCGGATTGGGCAGAAGAAGATTAAAAATTAGGGGTTAGCCATTACAGCTAACCCCTTAGATTTATTTTTTATATTGCATGATAATAAATACAATAATTTGCTACTCTAGCAGAATCTGAAGGTTCCATTTCACAATAATCTTTCCAAGAATAAAGAGCATCCATTCTATAATCGAAACTTTCATCAACACATCCGTTAATATCATAATATTCATCTTCAATCTTACATATAAAATGATTTTCAATAGGAAGATAATATATTTCTCCATTGAAAACTGTATGTAAGATATGAGCAAACCAATAACAGTTTCCATTGTTAAAAGCATACTCAATTTCTTTTTTGGATATGTGTTTATAGTTATTGATAAATTTTAAAACCTTTTCTTTCATAATATCTCCTCCAGAATATTAATTATTCTAAAGTATAAAATATATAAAGTTATTAAGAATAAGCTATTTGTGAATTTACTATCCATAAAATAGTAATTGTATAGTCTTGAGTAACTTCTCCAATAGCTCTAACAATCATATTTCCTGTATTATTAATAGGACCATTTGTTACAAGTCTTGTATTCCAGTCAATAGATGGAACGCATGATGTCATAATTCCTAATTGTACACCTCTTAGAGATAATCCTTCTGTAATAACAGGTGTACAAATTATTGGTTTATCAATATTTGGTGTTAAATTTTGTACTCTATAAGTATATTCACAGCATATAACATTTCCAAATGCTCCAAATCCATTGGATATATCAAAAGCAATATTACTACTTCCATCTAAATAACAAGTTTGATTTCCTATAGTTATAGAGACAGGATTGGTAAATTTATTACAATATTCTGAAGTTCCATCGAAATAATATCCTCCCCAAATTCCTTTATTATAAAGATCTATTTCCATATGAGTTGATGCACCATTTACTTTTGAAGTACCATCAGCTGAATCTATACCTATAAAACGTAATAAACCATTATAATTATCTATACATATTCCACTAATATTCTTAGATTTAGAACATGCATCTAATCTTAATTCTCCACCTTCACTACTAGTACCTTGTGGACTTATAGACAAATTACCAGCAAATAATTTAGCATTAGTATTTGCTGGTAATTTATTAGCTAAATCATTATTAATATTATACACCAAAAATCACTTCGTTATAATAAGATTGATTTAAAAGGAGAATTATAATGGATAAAACAATAAAAGGGAAATTGGTATCTGAAGAATTAAGAAAAAAGATTAAAGAAGAAGTTGACTTTATAAAAGAATCAAACAAAGAAGATATTACTTTGGCAATTATTCAAGTTGGAGATGATCAAGCTTCTTCTACATATGTCAGAAATAAAACTAAAGCTTGTAATGAAGTCGGTATCAAATACTGTGATTATAAGATGGATAAATATATAGATTCGTCTGATATTATAAATCTCATTAAACAATTAAATGCTTCCGAAGACATAACAGGTATATTGGTACAATTGCCCCTACCTCGTCATATTGATGAAGCTAAAGTTTTACAAAGTATAGATCCGCTAAAGGATGTAGATTGTTTCAATTATTCCAATATAGGAAGATTATATACAGGTAATCCTAGATTCTTACCTTGCACTCCTGCTGGAATTATCGAATTATGTAAGTATTATAATATCGAACTTGCAGGAAAAGAATGTGTAATAATAGGTAGATCTAATATTGTAGGTAAACCATTAGCAGCGATGATGACTGCTCAAAATGCTACAGTTACATTAGCTCATTCTAAAACAGAAAATTTAGAAGAAGTATGTAAACGAGCTGATATTATTGTATCTGCAATTGGTTGTGCTAAGTTTATTAATAAAGATTATATTAAACCTGGAGCTGTAATTATAGATGTAGGTATCAATAGAGATCATAATAATAAACTCTGTGGAGATGTTGATTTTGATGATGTTTATGATATTTGTGATTGTATAACTCCCGTACCTGGTGGAGTTGGTCCTATGACTATAACTATGCTTTTAAGAAATTGCATTAAAGCTTATAATTATCAAATTAGTATTGAAGATTAGGAGTATAATATGTTTGCAAATACATTAATTTATGAAAACGATGGTCAAGTAAATATATCAGAGGGTATAAAATATATAGATCAAACTATCACAAATTATCTATATGCTACCAAGATCAAATTATCACTTGCTATTATTTATATTATGGATGATAATGGGGAATATGAATATACTGTAAGGGAAATGAAAAAGATAATAGAATCTCATGGGATAAAAGTAGATTGTTTTAATTATGATACTGATACTAAAACAGATATTATTATTAATAAAATTGAAGAATGTAATAAATCATATACTGGTATCTATATCGTAAATCTTAGAAAGTCTGTATATGATATTAGATATTTTAGAAATCTTATTAATAAAGATAAATGTATTGATGGTTATCATGAATCTAATATTGCAGATATGATATTCTATGATTATGATACTTATCATGACTATTTCTATCCACCTGATGTATTTTTGGTCAGAAAAATACTTGAAAATATGGATAGTGATAAAAAGATTAATGTTACTAGGGTTAGCAAGATATTAATTTTGGAAGATTTTAAAAAAGTTAATCCTAGTATGAAAATATTAAGTACTATATTATCACATTCTGGTTTACCATCTATGTATTACCAGTACTCCTCTAATAATACCGCTTTAACAGAATATCTTAAAGAAGCTGATATTATAATAGCAGATATTGATGCTGCAAGATATTTAAAATTTGATATGATACATGATCCAGAGTATCTAGTTGAAAGAGATAGAGTTGTTATAGATCTTGGATGTAAAAGAGAAGGATGTAAAACTCATGGTAATCTTGATCTAAAGAGTATGAAAGAGAATAATACAATTTTATCAGAAAATGGTTGGACTCCTGTTAGATTTGTAGAATCTAAAGATATGTATAATATTACTTTGATATCTGATTGTTTAATTAATAATTTGATTATTGCTTATCATAAACAAAATGAAGATACATATCCGTTGAAATAATGAACTGCTTAGATAATATATTTTTTATAATTTATGACTATAAACACAAGTAATTAATATAAAACTCGGAGGTATTATTATGCTTAAAAAGAAAGCAAACGAAAATGTGTTTAATGGCTATCCTTCTAAGTTGTTAAAACAAAGACCATTTTTCTCGATCATTATTCCATGTTATAATAGTGCTAAAACTCTCGGAACATTGTTACAGTCTATTGTAGCTCAGAATATGAATGATGAAATTGAAGTTATTCTTGCAAATGATCATTCTCCCGAATCATATCAGAAGGTAGTTGATAAGTTTAAGGATACTTTATCCATTCGTCAGATTATGACTGACTATAATTTTGCTCCCGGAAATACGAGAGAAAAAGGTGTTAGTATTGCAGAAGGTGAATGGGTTACATTTGCTGATCATGACGATGAATATATTCCAGATACTTTTAAAGAAGTCAAACGAAGAATATTAGAATCAGGAGAAGATCAGTTTGTAGTTACAGATTTTTATGAAATGGATCCTGATACAAGAGAAATTATTAGAGAAATGAGAGGTTATCGTAATTGGATGCATGGTAAGTTCTATTCTCTTGATAATTTCTGGAAGAAGTATGATATTCATTTTAAGAAAGATTTGTTAACTCATGAGGATATTTGTGTATCATCTCAGTGCAATTCAGCTGCACATTTAAGTGGTAAAGAACCATCATATTTCGAAATATTTACTTATTGCTGGATGAGTAGACCTACTACAATATCTAGAGAAAAATATGGTGATCATGGATTTTTGGAAGTATTTTTCAAAGATTATATAGAATCTACTGGTTATACATATTTCAATTTCTATAAGAAACATAATATGCCTATAGAGTTTGGTTTTACATCAACTGTAGAGGTGTTGGTATATTGTTATATGTATATGCAGGGTATCAAGTTCCATCATCCTGATAACTGGATAAGAGAGAATGAAAATTATTGTAGAGAGTATTTGATAATGATTAAAGAAGAATTTGGTGCTACTAATAAAGATATTTGGAATTATGTAGCAGCAGATGATGCAAGAGTCTTTATGGAAGTTCAGGAGCCTGCTCATATGGGGGTTGGACCTTGGATTGAATCAGAAACTTTCTCTCAATGGTTGGATATGCTTCATAAAGATATTCCGGTAAGAACTACAATGTCAGAAGCAATGCGAAAAGAAAATATGAGATAAAATTATCCCAGTAGACTGATAAAGTCTACTGGGGCATTTATTTTTAAATTAAATAAGTTGTACAAATACTAAATCCAGTGATATTTTCCATAAAGAAAACTTTTAATATACCGGATGTTTCTATTCCACAATAACCAACAACAAAACGATCAGCTACTTGTGCAATTGCGAGAAATTGTAGTCCATTTTTTGGACATATATCAGTAGATAATGTACATATTGTAGTCCATGTTTTTGCCTGTATATTAATATTACTAATAACTACAGCAATGGTAACTGCATTTCTACATTTAAATGTTCTTATACCTGACATGGGAACAGAAATTTCTACAGCTAAATCATTATAAATATTAATAATGATTTAGTTGATTATAGTAATGGTACTAAGATAGTAGGTAAAGCTACTAGTGCTACATCAGCATTATATTGTGGAAGTGCTGGAAGTGCTGGTAAAGCTACTTCTGCTACTAGTGCTAGATATGCTACTACAGCTACTAATGCTGGTACATCTAACTATGCTAAGAATGCTCCTACTTATCAAGGTGCTACTACTGCAGCTGCTGGTGTAAAAGGATTAGTACCTGCAGCTACTACTGCAACTAAAGATAACTTTTTAAGAGGTGATGGTACGTGGGCTACACCTAGTAAAGCTACTAGTGCAACATCAGCAACATATTCATCTACTGCTAATTATGCTAAGAATGCTGGTACTGCTAGTTATTCTAGCAATGGTGCAAAAGCTAGTTCTGCTACATCTGCTACATATGCAGCTACTGCTAATTATGCTAAGAAGAGTAATATTAGTATGAGTGTATCTGGTACTACTCTTACTATTACATTTTAAAGAGGTGATAGTATGAGTATAAAAGTTAATGGAACTGAAATACCGGTTTCTGGTACTATAAAAGCAAATAATACTAATATTACAAAAGTTGTTGCTAA